GATGGACAAAAACTAAAATTTGTGGTAAAGAAAAAAGGTTTTTTTCTTTCCTAAAATCTGTCCGTAATGTTTAATTCAAAAAAGACCAAAAAAGTAGTTGACAACATTAACCGCAAATAGTAATGTTAACAGTGTCAAAGGGGACAACAAAAGAGTTTCCCCACCAGATAGAAAGGTTTTAATTATGGCAACCAAGAACACTTTCACCAACGCAGAGGCTATGAACCTGGTTGAAAAGCTCCTCGAGGCTACTCCAGACGCAACCCTTGAAGAGTTCACCGACAAGTCAGTGAATGACCTCCGTGAGAAGATCGCTCACATGGCGGCTGTTTCGCAGCCGAAGGCTCGCAAGCGCGAGGAATCGCCAGCAGCAAAGGCGAACAAGGCTAAGGCTCTCGAATGCGAGAAAATTATTCTCGCCGCAGGTAAGCCTGTAGATTGGAAGTTCATTGCAGAACGCTGCAACGGCATCACCTCCAGCCAAAAGGCTACCGCAATTCTCGCCTACGCTATCGGCAATGGCAACATTGAAAGGGCTCAGATCAAGGGTAAAGTTTATTACCAGCAGGCGGGACTTTCCTCTATTGAGGAATAGACCTCTAAAACAACTGAATAGACAAGGTAAAGCCTCCCTAACGGGAGGCTTTATTTTTTTTCTTTATCATTATCCAGGTTGAGCCTTAATACTCTAAACATTCCTCTAGGCGATTTTTAGCCGTTCTAAGGCTCTATATTCCTACTCTATGACCTAGTACACCCAAAAGAACATAATGGCACCTTAAAAACGCTTACAACGCTTCAAATGATTTAAGCTATTTTAAGACGTTTTAAAACCCTATTTTATTCTTTCCCGAATAAGTACACCCATCCCCGCATATCTACACCTTAGAATGGCTTACATTGCCTTATAGAACCATTCCCGAAGATAGCGGGTAAGATCATTTCTTAAAATATTTTTCAAAAAAACTATCGCGGCGAACAGTCGAACGTGCTACAATGAAGGAGCAACGAGGATAGAGGGCACCGCGAAGCAGTGAGCAACGCGAACAAAAGCCTAGGTCAGCTCGTGAACTTCTAAGTGAACCTGGACACGTGTTAGCCGTGGTTAACTTTGCGGAGCGCATCTTAAAACGATTATACTACGGGCGGTGAGCGGCTTGTCAAGTTTTTCCCATGAGATTCACGAAAAAAATATAATGCGGAAAATATGGATTTTTTAGATTTTCCTTGACAAAACGCGGAAAATGTGCTTTATGCCGCATAACTGGGTAAACCCCGAAACCCCTAGTAATTGCCGCCCTGTCGCGCATACGGCAATTTCCCGTGAAACTTGGAACTTTCTCAACAGTCCGTTTAATATCCCAAAACTCAGCTTCCCAAAACCTAACGTCTCATACGCTTTCTTCATATAAAACTTTGATTTTCTTCTACTGGATCTTTCTTTTCTCTCCTGGAGAGGTATACCGCATTTGAGTATAGTTATCCTTAACCCTTTTATTGGTTCCACTTACGTTACACCAATAAAAGGCTTGTTCCACTTACTTCACTTAATTGCTATGTCAAATATTATATGTTGTCGAATATTATATTGTCAATGTTTGTTTTGTCTTTATCTTCAAAACTTTAAATTAATGTTAGCGCGAAGCGCTATGGAGCGAGCGAAGCGAGACGACGGGGTGTGAATTGATTGAGCGAAGCGAAATCAAGAGCGGGGGCCAAATGCTATTTGCGCCCCTGCTTGGCGGCGCGTGACGGAATGAAGCGAAGTTATGAACGAAGTGAATAAACGAAGTGCAATGACGGAACTTATAATCGCCGCAATATAACCCTCTTAACGATATATTTATTATTTATATATATTATTATATTTTTCTTTTGCTTCTTTTCTTTTATTGACTTTCAAATACCCCATATTATAATCATCTGCCCAAATAATCGGTGAGTGGTAGCAACTTTTCGGTGAACGGTCCCGCATAACTACAAAGCAAACAAGGCAGACATTCACATCTTGCGGCAAAAACAGGGGGGTATTTTTCTATATATATCTACCCCCCGATTTTTGCCGCTTTCCAAGAGAAGAGGTTGAACAACAAACCACTGCCGCACTCCACTATACTAAAGTGCCGCATCCTATTCCATTCACCGCAATGCGGACCATTCTGCCTAAGACAATGCCATAGCAGCCATCCCGCATACTATGCATATTACCCTTCTACGGGACAATAAAATATATCTAGAACGCTATATAAGCCATTCTAAGGTATTATTATTCTTTTTCCGCAATAAGTACCCACTCTCATAAAAACCACCTCTTAGAATGGCTTAAATAAGTCTGTAGAATCTAGTGAAGCTAATAGCCTCTGTATCATACCACAGCCGCATCTTCATTGCATAGGCAGCCAGTCCGCATTTCTAGAAGATAAAACTATTCGTTCTAAGCCGTTCTAAGACCCTATTTTATCTTTACTCTACTACTTACTCCTGGAATAATCATATGGGGTCTTAGAATGGCTCTCAGAGCCTAGGAAATATATGCGGGGCATATTCTTACTGTCATAGGTTCGTAGAACCTAGCGAAGCTATAGATCCTATAGATTTAGCGAAACCATAGAGCTGAATTATCATTTTGAATTTAAAGCTAGATTCCAAAATTGAAAAGTGAAATTCAAAAACGAAAAACGAAATTCCTTTCCTCCCGTAGACAAAATACCAGGTGAGAATAAGAAAATTAAAGCGAGTTGAAAAAAAAGAAATTGACATACGGGGTGGTTGGGTGGTAGGGCAACGGAGTTGTAAAAGACCATCGTTTTCTATCGTTTCTTCTCTTGTCTGGGCTTTTATGCTTGCTTTCGTTTATGTCGAACATCCTTTCCTAAAATCAGCTTAGATTTTTCAATCCTTTGCTCAACATATCTGCCAACTCTATGTCAGTCTGCGAGGTTTCGTCTCCGCTCGGTAGTTCATTGGCAAGCTTGTTGAATCTTTTTTTGCTTAAAGACCTCATAATATAGCACACTCTTGGATCATACATCTCATCATACTCGTTGCTGTTGCTATGCCATTTGTTGTAGCTGGTCTCTTTTGCAGTGCGGCGAACCTTTGTTTCAAGACCCCTTATCTGGTTTTTAGTCAAGCCTAATCCCTCATATAGATTTTTAAAGCTAAGCCATTGTTGAAAGCTGTCTGTTTCATCTTTCTGCTTCGCATCTAGCAATTCATAGTAGTAGCCACCGTTTTTCTGATTCTTGACTTTTCTGTTGGAAATATGCACTGCTCCAATTTTAACTAAGATTTCTAGAGCATCATCTACCATCAGTAAATTTTTTGCTTCATTCTTGTAACCAGCCATCTCAAGCAATTCTTTTTTGGAAAATCTATAATAAGGACCATTGGTGTAGCTCTTGATATGCTGCTCATGCTTGCCCATAAGATAAAGATAGATTTTCATGCTCAAATTATTTAGATTGGTACAACACCAATAGCAAGTGCGGGGAGTTAGCTTAACGTATAAATCCTCTTTGGTCGTTCCACGGACGATGAATTCACTGGGTTTTTCCGTTGACTGAACAACACCTCTTTCTTCTAGTTTCTTTAATGCTTTTCTAAATTTATAGGCGCTCATAGCTGCTCTTTGCTCACTTCTCTCAATCTCCGTTGTAGCAGATTTGCGGACATCGTTTTTATCGAATACCCATTCGCTTTTGTCTTCATCGTATTTACTGTGGAAATGACTCCACCCCAATAAAGTGGTATCATAATCTTTATCTTTCAGATAATCCTTGTTAACGATTATAGACATATTTTTAGTCTTCTTACCCATAATATGTTTGATTCCTTTCATAGGGGAAAAATTTATTTTCCCCTATTAGTAATAGTAATCTTTTAAGTTATCTTTAAGTTATCTTAGGTATATTACTTTTTGCAACAAAATGGCTTAGGTGATGTTACTTTTCGTAACTTTTAGTAGTTAGGTGATGTTACTTTTCGTAACTTCTTAAATGTTACTTTTTTAACGCTATGTAAAAATAGTAACATCACCTAAATAGTAACATCACCTAATTTTAAGTGGTATTTGACCAATTTTTAGCTTATGTTACTTTTTAACCCCCTTTTTAAATCATGGACATTTGTTTTTTTTTAAATTATGGACACTTGATTTTTGGCTATACTTTGTCACAGTAAAGTGATAAAATGGGTTTTTTCCTTTTATTATATCACAATTTTAGCAAAAGTCAATGCCACAATGTTAAAGATTTATCCTATCTATAGATATATTATACCATATTCTATATTGTTAGACAACAAATAAAAAGGGAGCAGTTCACCGAAAAACAGTAAACTACTCCCCTAAACTAGCACCGCTATAATAACTGTCAAGGTTGGACTCCCTGCGTTGCTATCGCAACGCGAGATAACAAAAATTTTATTTTATTTATTCATCTTTTCTATTGCTTAGAATAAATAATTTATATATTCAACGAATATAATTAACTTCGTTAACAACATATCGTTAAATCAGTTAATGTCTAGATTATAGCATATTTACCATTTAAAAGTCAAGGAAATTAATACTATGTAACCTAACTGTTACTTTCACCATGCGGCGCATGGGCAGATTACGATAATAAATAAAATTATCATTATTTGCCCAATTTCACATTAACTTTTCAGTGCCTCAATGAACACAGTAGGTTCAAATCCATTTTGAGCAGTTTGATTGCGCCAAGAAAGCTCACGCAATGACTCAGCAGAAGAACCAGCACAAGCAAGACCATCAGTGCTTAATCTCTCATTCTCACATAAAGCATCAAGCATCAATCTAGTCGTATTCTTTATACGAAGAATCTGATCAATGTCAAATCCACTGGCATGAGTAGGAATAGCATCCCTCTCACCGCAGTACGGACAACGGTAGATATTAAAACCACTGTCATATACTTCTAAATCTTTCATATCATAATGATTACCGCAATACCAACACTTGATCATAGCTTCTCGATCTCCTCTCTAAATTTCTCAACAGCCTCTTCAAAGTTCCGCAACGTAGCCTCCCGCCTATCTTTTCTGATAGCTTTGCGGAGAGCCTTGCTGAATCCTTCTTCTCTAATTTTCTCATTTCTCTTGGAATAAATGCTATATTGGACATGACAGACTATTAAGAAGAAAAGCCAAGCAGAGAACAAGAAGATAAGGATAAGAATTAGACCATCTGTTACAGACATGTTACAAACCTCTCATAACAATGCGGGCAACGAATACTGAAGAGATCCGCACTATCTAGCGTTACTTTGGCTTCTTCTACTGGAATCCACTCATTACAATAGGTGCAAAAAATTTTTTCTTCAGAGTAATCTTTCAATCTACTCTCCCCTTTCCTTGAGTTCTTTGTAGTATCTGTCTATCAAATACGATACATTAACAATAGCTTCTCCACGAATATCTCCAAGGACTCTTTCTCCGAATTTAGTAGAAGGTTTAATCAACATTCTATCACATTGCGGACAGCGATACACTTTAAAATCTCCATAATCTGCTTCAAGATGATTTTTGGTGTTAAATCTCTTTCCGCAATCCCAGCAATCTATATCTGTCATACCTATCCATCCTTCTTACCTATAGAACATAAACCAGCAAGTAACTGCCCATAAGATAAAGACAACACCGATCCAACTCATTACTTTCTCCTACTATTTTCAATCAAGTCGTAGTCTTTCATATCTTCTCCCTTTATCCCGTCTAATTAAATTCTTATTTCTTTCTATATATTTATTATAATATATATTTTAAATTTAGACAATAAAAAAGGAGCCATTGCGGCTCCCATTACTTTACTTAGTTTGTTTAACTAAATATCATACTTCCCAAAGAATTCATCATAAGACTTACAGATAAATACTACAAATAAAGCAAACCAAGCAATTACAATAGCAATATCCTGGATTGCCAACGCCGCGCCGAAAATAACGGTAAAAATCAGTATACCAATATAGCAGCCACCACCTGCAATCAACGAAAGTCCAAGGATAAAAGTCCACCAATTTGAGAAGCCACCGTTTTTCTTCACTTTATCACTCCGATCTTATTAAATATATACTAACGCAACATATCTACTGGAACAAATCAATTATTTCAGTGCCCATCTTGCAGTGTTCTTTACTATTGATCGTTATTCTTTTCTCTTAACGTCTCTATTCTAGAAAGAATATCAGCAAATGCTCTGCCATAACAATTTTCTGTTGGAAGCACCTGATAACACAAAGAGCAGGTTTTGCCCTCTGGATTCAAATATGCACATGCAGGATTGTTCTTTTCAGCTGCATTCTTCAGATTATCTATTAATTTGTCCCACGAATCAGGCTCGAAAAGGGTAAATGCATCGGTGTAACCAGCTCTGTAGTCGCCAATTGATTTACCGTATCCTGTTACAACCCATCTTTTCTCGTCTGATGCCAAGTAGCGGAAGCTCTCTACACTGACAGCCTCACCAGTAAGATCGTATAAAGTCTCTGTATCAAGAGGGATGACCTTACCACTTGCGTCCTTTGGCGGTTTAGCTCCAAAAAAACTGAAAGTTATATACTTTTTTCATATTATAAACCTTTCTGCGGACTATGGGCAAATTATAATTAAAAATTCCTAATCAACAATTGACCGATAAGCCGCAAACGGAACATATTTAATTTCAACTGGGTAAATATCTACCTTGTAGTTCTTCTTAGTAGCCTTGCGGCGTTCGATCTCAAAGAAAACCATCATATCGGTAATGTCCGCAAATACTTCAGTAAACATTTTGGTTTCAATAAATTTACCGCGAGCCTCTTCAAAATAATCTGCGCGAATCTTTACTTCCATCTTATCATCCATGTTGACCATATTAATTCTCTTTCTCCTGGAACGTGTCAAAAACAATTAGTATCTTTATTATATGTGTATTTACATTATACTTTTGACACTAAAACTCCACTCGCCTGATTGTATAATATTTAGATACTTGCGGTTCATCGAGGGAAACAGCAGCATCCATACTATCAAGATCAAGCCATCCGATGATATTTTCCCAAGCTGCATCTTTTTCGCAGATTTCAAACAACTTTCGTTCATCTGGTGACTTTACATGGCTAACGAACTCATAATCATCGTTTCCGTCAAGTACCAAATCAAGAGGGGTGGTGTCAATATGTTCACATATCTGGTCCCACCACGTATCTCGCAACTCAGCAATTGCATTCTCAAGATTGTTAAAGACAGAGAAGCCAAACAACTCAGTATCATTGTCGAAGCATACTACGATATACTTGGCATTTGCATTGCTATCAAGATTAAGACCAGCCATTTTATCTTCTTTCTTTTTCCTTTTCCTTATATATTTATTATAACATATATAATTAAAATAGAAAATAAATAATTTACTGTTACTTTAAATCTTCAATTTTGTTTCCAATGATCTCCTGAATCTTCCAATAGGCAGAGTAAGTCCATCCAAGGCTATCGTCATACATCCACGCATTGTTCATTCCGATTTGTCCAACAACCTTTTTCCCGCACATAATATTACTCTGATACCCATCTGAGCAATCTTCGTTTGGAACGATCTTATAGTCAACTTCAGGATCGTTGATTCCAACGTCAAAGGTTACTGCGCCAAGCATAAAGATACGCGCATCACGCAAATTATCAAAAAGTTTGTTCTCTACATCGCAGCCAGTGTCTCCGCAATGATTAGCATAAGATACAATATACATATTTAAATCTCCAATAGTCGATAGGTAACATAAAGCTCTTTAGTTTCAACATACCCAAATGGCATTTCATAATTTTGATCATATCCATAAAAGCATTTAATTTTTCCATGCTCGTCTAAAAGAACTGTACCATAAATACCTTTATAGTTCTTTACTCGATGAAGATTACTGTTGTATTTGTCTGGAAGTTCAATTACCCTTTGGAACAATCTCTGCTCAGCAACGTCTCTGTCCATATACAACTCGGGGTGCATTGGATCGGAATAAAAAGGAGGCATTGGATCATAATCATCTAAATGTTCTTTAAAGTTCACACTTCCAACAATGACAAACATATTTAAATCTCCACTTCTTTGATTTCATAGGCTGCAGAAAAATCTTCCATATCAATCCAAGCACTTCGAGTAGTTGCCTCACCAAGGTTGCAGTTGTCTGAGATTCTATTGAACATTATAGCTCCGTCGCTATCATTTTTCACGCGATAGTCCATTTCTTCTAGGTCCAACATGATACTGCCGAGCATTGCTTCGCGCGCTTCCAAAAGGTTGTTATAAATTTGTGGTGGTTCGACATTCAGCTCAACACGATCAAGCATACAAGCTCCACTTAGAATAAATTTTTTCATTTAAGCTACCCTCGCATCCATCCGAACATCAACCTTATGAATTGCAAAGCTTGTGTGTTCACCGTCTCTATACATTTCCGCTCTTTTTTTACTTTTATAAAAAATAGCATAGCCTTTTGACTCACAAGAATATACATCTATCCCGCAGCCTTCTTGTTCAAGATAAAAACCGTTATTAACAATCTCTTTCTTAATATAAAAGACACATGCATCGTATGTTTTAAAAAATTTTGGTGTTGCAATAACAACATCATCTTCATCATATGCCCAAGCACAGTTTACAATATACATTGCTAGACTCCTCTAAAGTACCTCTAGGTTAACCTTTACATCAACATTAAGATCTATCTCAGCTCTATAAAGTTTAAGAATAATAGATTGACCATATTCATAATTATGTATTTCAGCGTAGTTGCTAACTGTATTAAAGAAAGCAGAGCTACCTTCATCTTCTGGATGGAAATAATGCTTAATAGAATGCTTAATGCTCTTTAACTTAAAACCATTTGAATTAATAGTCTCTTCGATATAATCTACAGCCCTTGAGAGAGTTTCAAAAACTATTGGCTGCATCATTTCAATTTCATTGTCGCAATTATTATGAACACTGGTAACGATATACATACTCATATTTTCTTTTTCCTTATCTCTCGTTCCGATATATATATTATAACATATATTTTCCCAGTTGGAAATTTATTTTTTATAGTATTTACCTATAGATTATAACAATCGAGTTATATAATTTTGACAAACAGAGATCTATGCTTTTGTCTTATGGATAGAACAAAATACTTGACAATTATTATAAGATATGATATATTAATCTTATACTAATTAAAAGAAAGGTAGATCAAGTGGAACGTATATTTATTACAGGAGATATACACGGAAATCCAATAGAACGATTCTCATTCCGCAAACATTCAAAACTTCGACAGCTAACTTCAGATGATTATATGGTAGTGGTAGGAGATTGCGGAGTTCCGTTTGGAACTCAAGCGCCTTGGTTTAATATCAAAGAGTTTGAGTATCAGAAAAAGTGGTTGGAATCTCAAAAATATAACTTTGTTTTTATTGCGGGGAACCATGATGATTATGATTATATTGAAACGCTGCCTAAAGTAACCAAGTTCCGCAACAAAGACGTGCGGAAAATGGCTGAGAATATTTTTTATATTGACACTCCTGGAATATATGATATAGCGAATAATCATTGTCTCATTATTCCTGGCGCTGATTCGCACGATATTACCGATGGTATTCTAGATCCTAATGATCCAGATTTCTCGCAAATATATTCAAAGTGGAAAAAAGATTACAGCAAGCTTTTCCGAGTAAATCACTGGTCTTGGTGGAAACAAGAAGCAATTAATCTAGATGCAATATATAATATGTGGGATGCTTGGTATAATCAACATTTCAATCTTATTCTTACACACGATGCCCCATCACTCTATTTTGATTGCTATGGCGGACGCTATCCCGCAACAGATGGTGAGAAAACTTTAGATCAGATTCGCCGTCACTTTGATTTCGATCTTTGGTTTCACGGTCATTTCCATGAGAATTATGTCTACGCACTTGACAATCGAATCATGTGTTTATTTGATTTTATTGTCAGCAGTGATTTAGAAGAATAAGAAAGGATTCTAGATATGTCAGCAGAGAATTTCATTAAAGCAGAAGATATGCGGCTGATGGCTAAGGCAGCAATCAAACTGAAGGAAGAAAAATCCAAAGAACACATTATGTGCCTTGGACTTTACAAAGATATTATTCAGAAAATTAAGACGGCAGCTGAAGCTGGTGAGAACAGTGTCTCTATGATGCCAGAAGAAGATGATTACTATATGAATCTTTTGGAGCAAAACAAGATCTTCCCAGAAGAATCAAGAATCTTTTCACCAGAGTATCAAGAGGTAGCAGATGCTCTCCGTGACTTTGGCGGATTCCATTCTGTGTTCAGCACCGTTCCAGTAGTCTATGATGATATGGGTAGCGCCGCACGAGTTCAGACTCTCACTATCTATTGGTGATTTTGATTGATCCTTCTTTCTATTTTTTTTCTAGGCATGAGGATTTTTTCATACTATTATATATATGTCAGGTTCTTTTAGGTATATGTTTAATTAACATAATAAAGAAATGGAGAAGATATGAAACCAACTCTTGTAGTTATGATGGGACCTGCTGGAACTGGTAAATCCTTTCTAGCAGAAGAAATCAAGAAGTCTCACGAGGATACCATTATCGTATCACGTGATAAAATTCGTTTCGCTCTTCTTCGACCAGAAGATGATTACTTTGCGGTTGAGCCTGAGGTCATTCGCCAATACTATTACAATATTAACTTTGGTCTACATAGCCAGAGACATGCTTATGTGATTGCGGACGCAACTCACCTGTCAAAGAGATCACGTAAGCAATTTTTCCGCAACGTGAAAACAGACAATGTTCGAGTAGTAGGCATATGGGTTGAAGTGCCATTAGATGTTGCTCTTAAACAGAATAGGCAGCGGACAGGCAGGGCTTGCGTTCCAGAAAAGGTCATCAAGCAGATGTATAAGAGTAAGCTTACGCCGCAAGATGATGAACCATTCGATGAAATTATCTATGTCAATCCGCACGAGGATATAGCACTAGGTCGTGTTAGTACAGGTATTACTTCTATTAAAGAAAAATTGCATTTGATCTGAGCTAGAAGGTGAGACAGTATGATAACCTATTTTAATCCGCCGAATAATAATTTTACCGCAAAAGATATCCAAGAATATTACTGTCTTGCAGAATATAGATACGAACAGGTTGAACAACTATATTCCATGATAAAAAATAATATTAGGAATGCGGTCAATACAGGGTACGGTAATGTTCATTATAACTTAAAGTTATTTGGTGATAACACCGACACTGTGGAGGAAATTATCGAGAGATTAAAAGATGATTACTTTAGGGTGGAGCAAGATGATGGATATGTAACTATTTATTGGGATTAAATTAAGGTACGCTTTGCATACCTTTTTTACTTTACAGAACATTTCTTTTGGATTATTATATAAATATAAGATAAATGAAAAGGAAAAAATATGAAATATCCAGAAGATTTAACTTTTACTGCTGAGTTTTTAAAAGACAATCCTATTGGTGTTAGAGATACAACACTTTATAAAGATGTTAAGAAAGCAATTTGGAATAATTACAGTCAAGGGCTTTATCAGTATAGATATGTCGCGACTTGGTATGAATTTAAAGGAAACGAGTTGGATGTTTTTGAGGCTCTTATGGCAGAGGGGTTCGATGTTATAATCAACAATACATCTAATGTAGCACTTATCTCCTGGAGAAAGGAAGAAAACAATGAGTGAATGGGCATATATCAATGGATCTATTCTCGTAGAAGTTCCAGGAAAAACTCAAGAAGAAAAAGATAAAGTTGTTGCGGCATTGCTTAAAGAACTCCCACAAGTATCAGGGAATGAAGGTCCTATGTGCGTTCAATCTCTTATGCTTCGGGGCTACGGGGAGCGACCTAATCCTAAATTAGTAGAAGAAGGTATCGTAGAAGGACCAGTCACTCAGGACTTTTATAATATTGTTCTTACAGGCTTTTTGCGCAATCGTTTTCTGACAGATACGACGGATGAATTTTATGATTTCCTTCAAGAACTTTATAATAGGGTAACAATCATAGACATGGCTGTCTCTGTTAATGGTATCAATGAAGAATACGAGCAGGAGACTAGATTTTACGATTATCTCTTCGTTAATGAATTAGACTTTGACTATAAGGCACCAAAATCTTTTTATGAAAGGGCTACCAATGGCAACCATTGATCCGCAAAACTATCCAGAATCATATGATGATATCTTGTGTCCTTTTATCCAAGAGTCTTTGACAAATTGGCTTAATTCCGAACAATATCTTATTGATGCCTTCGAGAAGCAACTACATTGCGGAGTTAAGGAACTAGAAACTTCTGCGGCGCGCTTTCAAAATCAGCTTAGTGACGAAATTTCAGGCGTTAAATCTTGGCTTGCTTCTATTGGCGTATATGCTGGATACAATATGGTAGGGCATCGTGGTAAATGGATACTGGTGACATATGACATTGCTGTGTCACAATCAGAATGGGAAGAGCAATGTTATGATTACTACGACTAGAAATTAAGGGTGCACAAAGCACCCTTTTTATTTGTCTGAAGACTTTTCTTATGCTATAATATATTTATTGAAAGAAATAAAAGATTTAAGAGTTCTATTAAGTGAAAGTGAGAGATACATATATGGCTACGGAAAAGAATTATCGTCCACTTACTTTCGATGATTATATGGGGCAGGAACGTGCCAAGAAGATTTTGAAGATTGCTATTAAAGCAGCTAAAATTAAAGGTCAGTGTCTTGATCATGTTCTTATTAGTGGAGGTAGCGGATTAGGCAAATCTACATTAGCACAGATTATTGCGAATGAATCTGGTCAGAATATCAAAACCTATTCTGGTCCTGCGATTAAAAAGGTGGAAGATATTGTAGATATTCTTTGCGAGGTTGAAGAAGGGGAGCTAATATTTTTAGACGAAATTCATTCTACAAATCGTAAGATTCAAGAGGTACTCTTCCTTGCTATGGAACAGTTTATTGTAGATACTTCTATTGATGGTATGCCGATGCGTCAAGAGTTACCGCACTTCACTTTAGTTGGTGCGACCACTGATTTAGATGGTCTGGAAGAGCCTTGCCGCAATCGTTTTCAGCTTCAAGTACAGTTGGAGGATTATGAAGACGATACTATGGCTAGCATTGTCCGCAATGCTTTTAAATCTATGGATGTAGAATGTCCAGAAGATTGTTGTGAAATGATCGGACGTGTTTCTCGTAGTGTTCCCCGCAACGCAAACTCTTATTGCCGCCGTGTGTATGATACAGCACTTGTTCTCAATGAGGGAGTAATCACTCCAGAAGTAGTAACAGACACTCTTGATCTTTTGGGCATCAATAAATATGGTTTGAATGATTTGGATATGAAGTACCTCAAGTGTCTTGCGGAAAATCGTAAAGCTACTGGTTTGGAAACATTGGCAATGATGTGCGGGACTACAAAGGGTTCTGTTGAAAAGGTTGTGGAGCCATTCTTGATTAAGGCAAAATATATTCATAAAGGTCCACGTGGTCGTTCTATTACTACTCTTGGGATGGAAGTCTATCAGGAGTGCAAATAATAAAAATATTTTCTTCTTTAGGGTTGTCATTAACTTGACAACCTTTTTCTTTTATTATATAATATTATTAAAAGATATGAAAGGAATTAAAAATGTTTGTTAAGTGGCATCACGTTGAACGATTTGATAAACCAAACTGTGACGGTATCCTGGATGGATGTTGTTATGTATCCTTTAAGCTCGATGGTACTAATGCTTCTATTTGGGCAGATACAGACGGCAATATACATTGCGGAAGCCGCACTCGTGAGTTGACCCTAGAAGAAGATAATGCTGGGTTTATGGCTTGGGTATTGTCTGATGATGTAGAAGCTGTTGAACTGTGTAAGTGGTGTGTGGCAAATCCCAACTGCCATATCTTCGGAGAATGGGGAGTCGGTCGCGTAGGTAATTTGAAGAAATATACTTGCGCAAAAGAAAATCACCTTTATCTTTTTGGTGCTTGTTATTCTCTTGAGAAGGTAGACGAAGAAGGCAACCCAGTTGTAGTATGGATTCATCCAGCTGATATGTTAAATGAAGATGCTTTAGCTAAATTCATGATTCCTATTATTGAAGTAGAGAATCCTACCCTTGAACAGCTTATGACAATCGCAGATAACAACCATTACCTCCTGCCGCAAGACGTAAAAGGTGAGGGTGTTGTCATCAATAACCCTGATTTTATCAATCGTTATGGAAAAAATGTTTTAGCTAAGATTGTTCTAGACGAGTATAAGCAGAACAAGTCTAAGAAACAGAATTCTGCTCCAGAAGATAGTGAGATTGAATCTTGGATCGTAGATAAGTATTGCACTGAAGCCGAAATGTCTAAGACTGCGGCTAAAGTTTGCAATGCTCTTGGAATTGAGAATGTGACCGATAGTGGTAAGGGTATTGGTATGTTCTTAAATACTTTGTTTCACGATGCTATTCTTCAAGAATGTGATGATTGGGGTAATAACAAGCGAGTGAAGACTATCAATTTTCCGATGATGAAGAATCTAACTTTTGTTGTTGGTCGTAAGTTTCTTGGACTTTAGGAGATATGGTTTGGAAAATCTTACTTTGCGGAGGTTCGTAGAAGACGTTTCTGATGCTGGCTTATATTCAGTGTTGGCAGATGATAGCGGAAACTATATCTGGCTTGGTAAAGTAAATAACGTAGTCACTGATACTCCGCTTCTTTTGGACTTTGAGTTACGAAGTATTTCTATTAAAGAGAAATACATTGTTCTATGGGATACTTATAATGATCTGCAAAGTCTATTGGATGATTAATGGATTGTGGAAGGGGAAAAATGAAGAGTAAAATTGACTATTGGACCCGTCAATTTTTAGATATTTACAAGCGAGAACTTTATAATATGGGTTTTGAAAAAGACAGTGCGGCTGAAAAGATGCTTGTGACCACACTGATGACCGCTTTCAAGAAGTTCTCTCAGGAGGTAAAGAAATAAATGGCACAATATATTATTTATGGAAAAGGAACTGAGCGTTGGTTTTCTAAGTGCCATCAGCAATGGTTTGAACCTGATAAGACTTTTAAGGCACTTGACTATAAGGGGTGTCGTGTGTCTAAACTCGCGGATGCTGGTTTCTATGATACAAAAGAAGAGGCTCAAGCCGTTTTGGATAAGGTTGGAGAAAAACCTGGTCGAGTGTTTGAGATTAGAAAGGCTAAATAGTGCGATATATCGGACAAGATATGGTATGGCAAAATTTAGTGCCTCATGTTTCTCAAGAGCTGAAACAAGGGCAGTCTTATAATGTTCGACTCTCTAGCGATAGCCCTCGAATAGTTGTCAATGGTCGATCAATAATTCCCGATAACGCTTCCATTCTTGTTAACTTTGACAATGGAGTTTCCATTCCCTATGCCCCTGATCTTTTTCATAACTTTTGGGAGGAGATTAACAGTGAATGTACTTGAGTCTAAGGTGCGATGAATGTGAAAACACTAATTGCGAAGTACGCCCATGTTCAATTGGTAGGAACGTGGGCTGCTCTCGTTTGGTAACAGAAGAGCAATCCATTAAATACTATCATTACATGAGAGAAGTATTGCCCTTTTTAAAAGGGTTTAAACCAGAAGCAGAGAAAAGAGAATATGTAGAGATTCTTAATTTCCTTCAAGAAATATACGTGGCTCCAGTTGGAAGAGAAATACGCTTCAAAGAAAAATAAATTGTCAAAAACATTTATCTTATATATAATTATTTTGTAAGAAAAAAGAATGGTTTGTGTATGGATGGTAATTATGATTATGTAAAAAAGACATTGGCTGCTTTTATTAGTCACAACAAGAATGGTGAATTGTTGCGGGATATCTGCTATAATTGTGATATTACAGAGGATGAATCTATAGAAGATTGTTACGCAAAACGTGCTAACAATTCTTTTCCTTGGTGGGCAGCTGGAATGACAAAGTTTGTTTTCTCTATCCCAGATGTAGACAATTATGTGTTCAAGATACCTTTTTTGACCAGGTTCTGGTATAAAGGAACGGATAAAGAAGAGCGCCTGCCGCAAGAAGATTATTGTAAGTACGAGGCAGAAAATTATAAGTTTGCAAAAGAAAAAGGTGTAAGTGATTTTTTCGCTGAAACCGTTTATCTTTGTACTTTTAGAGACGTTCCAATTTATATATCTGAAGATGCCTCTATCAGCGCTCTGGATTGTTGTTCTAGCTCTGCATGGCACAAAACATCGAATAGATCTAAGAAATGGTCTTCCGCACATTTCGAACGACAACAAGGTTTTGGGTTTGATGATGAATATGCGCCGATCGCTTGGCTTGCGGATAGAGTGGACTTACTTAAAATTATTGATCTTTTGGATTTTTTCAGAGAGTATAAAATCGTAGATATTCATAGTGGAAATTTTGTCTACACAAAAGATGGTATCTTGATTGTAGATTATTCTGGCTTTGGAAGGTATAGGTATGAAGACTCTTGTTAATGACGTAAAGAAAATGTCAACTTTTATTGTAGAAAATAATTTTGCGGAACCAGGGTATTTTATTCACGCTCGAACTGTAAATGGAGCAATCTTTTTAAGTGAAGATTTTGATGAATGCTTAATTGAAAAATATCTTGACGTATATAAAGCACTTGTGGTATACTTTAATGGTGGAGAAGTGGTTCTCTATAAAGTTGATGAAAATAACTATTATCCAGTAGAAGAGTTCCAACTATAAAAGGAGTTGTGATGGCTAATTTCAACAAAACTAAGAAGAAAGAAAACTGCCTTACTTATGAAGGTGGAAAAGGCTATAAGCGAGATTCTTTGAAGGCTTGGCTTAATTTCTTAATGGGATCTTACTTTGAGCCGCAGTTCTATGAAGATCGTGATACGCAACTAGAACGATTCATCGAACTTACCAATAAGATTGGTAAAGAATATGGTCCTGAGTTTGTTGCTAAATGCGCAGCATTTTCTCGTGATGAACTAGGTCTTCGTTCTGTGTCACAGCTTGTAGCAGCTATTGTTAATTCTCAGCAATTTGAGAATAAGCGAGCCTTCTTCCGCAATTTCTGCGTTCGTCCTGATGATGTTGCGGAAATCTTTGCGGCAATTGATGCTTTAGGTGAAAAGCGTTCTCACGCTCTTGTGCGTGGCGCAAGTGATTATCTGTCTTCTCTTGGAGATTATCAGATCGGTAAGTATAAGCTGAATGGCAAAGATTACAATATGTATGATCTTATCAATATTACTCACGCTCATTCTGCAGCAATTGATAAGTATAAAGCTGGAGCCTTAGAGTCTCCTGACACTTGGGAAGTTGCTATTTCTGATTCTGATCTATCTGAAGAAGAACGTGATCTTGAATGGATTCGACTTGTCAAAGAAGAAAAGCTAGGATATATGGCTTTGCTTCGTAACCTTCGTAACATTCTGAAGGCTATTGACCATACTAAGTCACAGGATGCTTTTCTATGTTTGCTCCGTCAACTAACAGACAATGATAAAATCCGTAAGTCTCGCGTATTCCCTTATCGTATTTATACTGCTTGGAAAGCTGTTGTACCTAACAGCTATCAGATTCCAGTCCGAGGCACTCTAGATCTAGAGTGTCAAATTAGAGATAGTCTTAGCTATGCGTTCAGCGTAGCTGCAGAGAATGTTCCAATGCTAGATGGTAACAATGTTTCCATCATTGATGTATCTGGCTCTATGGATAATTATATCTCTGAGAATTCCAAGGTCACTTATAAACAAGCCGCAGCTTGCCAAGCGATGACAATGATTCTAAAGAATCCAGAAACAGTTGTAATTAAATTTGGCACAACGGCAAAGCTGTGTCAAAAGTACGACCAGGTTTGTGGTGACTGCTTTTCTTATATCGACTACCTAGTCATGAATGAAAATTGCGGATATGGCACTGACCTTGTGGATTTACCTAATATCCTCAATGCTCTTGGAGATATTGACCGTATCTTTCTCTATTCTGACTTTCAGGCAGTAGATTCTAAATCTTACTGGTTCTTTGATGACTGCAACTCTGTTGAGAAATTCTCAAAAACCGTTCATTCTATGAATGCCAATGTGTATAGTTTTGATTTGTCGAACTATAGCAATGCGGTGATTTCTGAAGATGAAAAGATTATGTATTTGTCTGGACTAAACGATAAGTTGTATTCAATCATTCCTCTTCTGGAGGACTCGGTTAAATTAGAAGATTACATCGCCGCAAAGCATTTTAAGTAAAGAAGGTAGGGATTATGCTATCGCACGAAGAACTAGAAGAAAGGTTTCGGTATCGTTCTCTTACTCCGAAGCAACGTCCAACTGCTGTTATGGCGCATGATGCGGCTATGGGGCTTGCTGTTATATTAAATGAGCGTCTTCCAGAAGGAAGGGAAAAATCCCTTGCAATGACAAAATTGGAAGAATGTGCTATGTGGGCAAACAAAGCTATCGCTCATTCAAAAGAAGATGAATAATTTAAGGGGGCTTCGGCTCCCTTTTTCTTTACTGATATTCTTTTTTATAGTATAATATTTATATCGAAAGAAATAAAAGTATCAATAAAGGAGATATAAAGATGGAAGACATTTCTAAATATATTGAAGAATTGCGAGCCAATCCAAATGTGCGTGAAAAGGATTTGGGGAATAACATTTCATCTTTTAATTTCACCAAGAAGGCTTTCAAGAAAGGTCTGTGGGATAAGCAGACTATCAAGTCACGAGGACTCTTTATTGATGTAGAGCAGAATAAGATTATTGCTCGCTCTTTTGATAAGTTCTTTGAAGAGCGTGACAAGAACGGTAAAACTATTGAAGAAATTGAATATCCTGTGACCCTTTACAAGAAAGAGAATGGTTTTTTGGGAATCACTTCTGGCGGAAAAGACGGGTCTGAACTTTTTATTGCCTCCAAGTCAACCAATCAAGGAGAATTTCGAGACATGTTCTCAAAAATTCTTGAGGCTCAAGTTGGATCATCCACGATGTCGGCTATGGCAAATTATCTTTATAGGAGCAACCAGTCTGCTATCTTTGAGGTCATTGATCCAGAAAATGATCCGCATATCGTAAAGTATAATCGTAAAGAAGTCGTATTGCTTGCACTTGTAGAAAACGAAATTGAGTTCAAGCAACGTCCTTATTCAGAAGTCAAGTGGTTTGCGGACTTGATTCGAGTAAAGCCTAAGCAAAAAGTGTATACCGCTACGACTCCTGACACTCTTTGCGATTATCTGGTTTCTAACCTTTCTCAAGTTGATCTTGAGGGCTTTGTTATGGAAGATGCTTCTGGATATATGTTGAAATGGAAAAGTCCTTGGTATAAGATTTGGAAGCGTTATCGTTCTGTCCTAAAGAATCCGTATAAGCCAGTGAAATACTGGGTGAACCAGGGACTTGACCGCAATATAGTAGAGCTTATTGAAACTTGGGGACCCCTTAATCCGCGCGGAAATATTATCGAGTTTCGTGATTGGTATGAAGCTGGACTTGACAACTAATATAAAGATATGATACAATAGTTCTACAAACAAAGAGAGGAACACACCTTATGTTCAAAGAAGTAGACAATGTTTTTGATGCCAATTTAGCTATTATCGTATCAGAGAACTATGATTGCGGAAAGATTGTTGAAAAATTTTATTACAAGATAGATAAGACAGAAGACGTTTCTAGTTGTGTTGCGGATGCTGCACGTCAAATCTTTATTCCATTTGATATGACAATCAGTGTTTATAAAGTTCGTTTCGGTCGAGTTATTGGTCGTGAGTAATATGTTTGACTTTAATCCTTTGGAAGTAGGTAATCCAATGACTCTTGGTCTTTGGGAAGATCTCCAGGAGCAACATGTGAATGATGCGGTTGAGTGGCTTGAGAGACGTTATGGATACAATATCCCAGAAGATAAGATGTGGAAAGCTATTGAGAAATTTGATGTAGATTATTTTAGTTTACCGAAATGGCTTGCAGATAAGTTCGACAAATTTAATGTAATCTGATAACACGAACTAATGTAAAACTAATGTAATCTAATAATGTAAATTAGAAGGTGTTTGATTGAATAAGATTAATTTAGCGATTCCTTTTCATATGAATCACGAGCTGAATGATGCGGTAGCAGAATTCAATATTTTGTATAATCGACAAGAAAATAACTTCGAAACGCTAATGGAATTTGTCCAGGAGTACCCAGATACCCGCATTAATATTGAGTTTGTAGGCGATGTGTCTGTCTCTAGCGTGGTAACATTGCGTCGATTGAATAGTGAAGTATACGTGCGATTGGTTGAAGGGAACAACAACTTTCAGTATATCAAGGAGTTAAAAGAAAAAGACTGTCTTTTTTTCTTTGATGCTCCATTTTGCGCAGAAAACTATTGTGAATTAGATGCTCTTATTGCTATTGGAGTAAGCGATATTTATGTATCAGGAGATTTATGCTATAATCTTCCAGAAGTAAGTAAATATTGTCATAGTAATGGTGTCAAGTTGCGGGCTGTGCTTAATCGTATTCCTAATACGGCATTCGACAAAGGTTCGAATCCTAGGTCGATGATCTTTCGTCCGCAAGACAGGAGAGTTCTAGAACATTATATTGATACTTTTGAATTTGACTGCGGTGGATATGTCTACGATTGGTCAGAGTTTGATGTGCTTTATCGTGCGTGGTTTGTACGTGAACATTGGCATGGTGATCTAGCAGAAATTAACAAGGACTTAACAATTGAGTATCCTAATGATACGGTCTTCCCGCATTTCACAGAGTATAAAATTAGCTGTGAACGCAGATGTAGCAAACGTATATCGAATCGTTGCTCTAAATGTGAGCAATTCTTAGAGATTGCGGAAACCCTCCGCGATAAGGGAGTGGCACTGACTGAGTAATGGGCACTCTATTTGAGTATCCCATTCTTGGTTTTTATATATAATTATGATTGTCTTTCGAACAGTAACAGAAGAGAGAACAGACGGGAACACTTCAAGTATAACCGACAAAAATCTATGGTTTATTAGTTTTCAATTGATAAGCCAGAAGTGTTTCGGAAAGGAATCAAATTGAAAACTGGTAAAAAAGCAATCTTAGGTATTGCTGCATTTCTTATTGTATTTTTGGCTTGCGCATTATTGGTAGTATTACCTAAGACAGCCCTCGGTGAAGAAGCTGAGAGCAATCCTTCTAATTCAGAACAGGTATTTTATCCTACATATGTAAGAGAAGGATACACTTCTATGATAGAGTGGAAAAAAGATGTAAAGGACTATGCTGAGGCGACAATTGTTAAGGGTCAGAGCATCTTAAATAATTATAAGGAATATTTTTCTGAAGAAGAGCAGTCCGCACTACAAGCTGTAATTGATAAGGCTGGTATTAGCAATTGTTTTGCTCGTCTAAATGAATATTCTACAGAACTTGACTCCTGGGAAACTAAAGGACAAGAGAATAAGAAAATAGCAGAAGAGAAAGCTGCGGCTGAAGCAAAACAGGCAGCAAAAGTTTCAGTTTCTTCTGGAAAAGCTAAATCCGCGACAAAGACATACGCATCCAATGGGTCTGGGTTAACCAAGAGTGGCGGCGTAAACTATTATAATGGACGCAAAGAAACCTATTACTCTAGTCGTGTTCTTTATCACTATCGCACAAATGAGTGGACGTTAGATTCTGAAGGCTTTTATCGTACACCCGAGGGATACTATGTAGTTGCCGCTAGTGACAAGAAGCAAGGCTCTACTTTTGAGGGGTCTAAGGGAACCTGCAAGGTTTTAGATTCTGGATGTGCTTCTGGCACAACAGATTACTATGTTGGCTGGTAGATACTTTTATAATTTAATATTTTTAAGAAAGACATTGACCGATAGGATTTGTTCTCCCTATCGGTCATTTTTTATTTGACATTTGATTTTATTTGTGTTATAATATCAATATAACGAAAAAGAAATAGAAAGGATTCTACTATGTCTTATGGTATCGAAGTAAATATGGCAGTAACTTGGAATGATAAAAAGGGCACTGTTGATGGTGGTATTCACGTAACTGATTCCAATGGTCTTGATCTTTCTAACCAATCCAGTGGTGAGACTCTAAATGATATGATTGAGGATCTTATGGATGATACTCTTAAAGAGTTGGCAAAAGCCAATACTTCTCCACTCGACCGCAAGATTGCGGAGCTTGAAGAGCAGCTAGAAAAACTCTATGCTCAAAAAGAGAATGAGGAATATGGGCTAGAAGATGAATGTCCTGAAGCTGAGCAGACTTGTTGCGGTGAATGCTGTGACAAGGGGCTTGAAGAGATTGATAAGGATGAATTCGCTAAGCTGCTTGACAATATTCTTGATGGTGCTTCAAAGTCTTCTTTCTGGAATGAAGTCCTCTTTAAAAAGTAGTTTGCAGATTAAGATTTTATACTTATAATATAAGTATAATGATTTTAATTTAAGAAAACTATGGAGATAGAAGGTATAGTATGTTTCTTCCAAAAGCTTGTAATATTATGTTGAATGACGGTACTTATCTATATAATAGTGCTCAAGTGTTTGATTACCTTCTTTCTCTTGGATTTGTGCGAGAAGATTTAGAAGATACTCTTGCGTGTGAATTAGATATTCCGCAGCAAGAAGAAGATTGCGGTGATGATTGGGAAGCGATTGCCGACGGATATTATAATGCGTATCAAAATCTTTGTAATGAGATAGATGCAGAATGCGAGAAGTTTCTTGCTGGACGTAAGATCACTAAGGTTCAATTTGTAAATTGGTTAAAGAATATCATGGAAGACGCTTTGCTTAATTATTAGTTGACAGTTTCCAAAAGAAAATGTTATAATATAATTAACAAAGGAGGAAATATGAAATTTTTAATTGGATATAATGAGGATCTTGGTTTTCTCGTTGGGGAGCTAAACTATAGAGGTTATTTTTCTTTTTGCTGTGAATGCTTATTGCCTTGCCGCGAGAGTGATATTGACTACGACGAAATTGCGGATATGTATTGGGAGCAGCAGTCAGCAGAAAATAAACTTTATCTTTGTGAATGGAACAATTGTTCACCTTCTGAAATGCGTAAAATATTGCGTGAAGATGAACAAGCGTTGATTAATTATGATTTTGATATTGACACTTTCATAATGCCGAATGTCGATGATGATATTTTTTATGATGTTATTTGTTGTGGGCAACATGATCCGCGAGAAGATGATTCTGATTTATTCATCCCGCAAACTCTTTTTGATCGAATTATGACAGCTTGGGATAATTATCATCTTAAAAATAGTTATAATTCTAAAGAGGAATATGACGCTTTGATCAATGCTATCTCTGTTTGCGGCTTTGATAATAAAGAAACTTGGCGTGATTTTGTTCTAGAAAAAATTAAGTAATATCTTTAAAATAGCTCTTGACAAACTATTTAAGATATGTTATACTAAATCTATGAAGTTGAGAAAGTTCATTTAAATAATTTTAAATGGACAAAAGAAAGTAATTGACACGCTTAAATTTATATGTTATAATATTTAAGCATTAAATAAGTTTGAAGTTATCTTTAAAAACTTTGGGACGGTTTAACTGCACTGTTTCCCATAACAGAACTGGCAGTAAGTGAGTGTAATAAGTTCAGGATAATAATTTCTGGGTAGTGACTACCAGCTCACGAGTGGGATGCGCATACTTAAAACGCATAACAACTATTAGGAAATAAAGAAAGACTAGTTAGCTTCATAATTTCCTTAGCTAAGAACATAAAGCATCACGAAGCATCACGAAGCGAATGAACCTCCTTTATTTCCTAATAGTCATACTTAATTGAACCTCAGTTCTAAGTAGATAACATAATTGAGTATGACTAATTTGCTCCTTTAGTTCAATAGTAGAATATTAGCTTTGTAACCTAAAGACCGCAGAGCGTTACTGCGAAGGAGCACCAGTTGATAATAAACAAGTGATGGGAGTTTTCTTACTTCATATTGGTTAAACTGTGCGTTGCAGGTTCGAATCCTTGCCTTTTCCTTTTAACAAAAGAAAAAGTAGCTCAATCTGGTAGAGCAACAGTGGTTTTTACAGAAAACTCAAAATATCCTTGTTTTTAAAATACAGCGGATGGGAGGTAAGGTATCTCTAAAACAGGTATTTATCGTATCTCTAATTTGGTTAATAATAAATCATATATAGGTCAATCTAGAGATATTCTGAGAAGGTGGAGAAGCCATAGATATATTTCTCACTGTGATTCGCATAAAGCACGAGAATATCCATTATATCGAGCCATCAGAAAATATGGATTAGAAAATTTCAAGTTTGAAATACTTGAAGAATGTTCGGAATCAGCACTAAACGAGCGTGAACGCTTTTGGATAAAGCAAGAACATCCTGAGTACAATCAGACAGCTGGTGGTGATTATGCTCCAGTTCCTCAGAAGTTATCTCTTGAACAGGTAAAAGAAATCCAAATGGCTCTTCTTACTTTATCAGAAAAAGAAAAACCAAACAGAGTTCTTGGTGAAGAGTATCATGTTTCAAAGGATACTATTAGGGACATAAATGTTGGTAGAACTTGGTATGATGATACCTTGTCTTATCCTCTTAGAATAAGTAAGTTTGATGGCTTTCGAAGAGAGAAGAAAAAGAGAGAAAAACAGTAGTCTTGGCAACACTTGTAAAAAATATAACAATAGGTTAATAGACTTATATCATACAAATAGTGAACCTGTTAATCTACTGTTCTATTTTCCATAATAGAATCTTTTCACAATAGGTGAGTCGCTTATTGTTGCTGATTTGCGGCTCACTGATATTTTTCGACCTAGTTCAATTGGCAGAACGCTAGACTTTGGATCTAGAGATGGGAGATCGTGGCTCTCGGTCGAAGCCAAAATCATTCGGGAGTAGCTCAATTGGTAGGGCACTTGACTGTTAATCAAGATATTGTAGGTTCGAGTCCTACCTCCCGAGCCATTTTTTGGACAGTTGGCAGAGTGGTAATGCAGCGGATTGCTAATCCGTACAACGTAGAAAAGCGTTGCGTAGGTTCAAATCCTACACTGTCCGCCACGCAGGGTTAGCTCAATGGTGGAGCAGAGATCTCATAAATCTTTGGTTGTTGGTTCGACTCCAACACCCTGTACCAAAAGAATCTCAAAATTTTTCTTTACAGTCTTTTTAAATTATATTATAATATAATTACAAAAGGAAAAGAAAAAGATTAAAAGGAGAAGGTCTAAATGGGATTGGATATGTTCCTCAAAACCGCAGATAAAGATTTAGCAGAGCGTATGTACTATCTTAATGTTAAGCACGGTCGAGTTGAGGATTGCGATTTTGAATATGAGAGTGCAATGAGAGGAGAAATTTGCTATTGGCGCAAACAGTCTTCTATCCATAACTTCTTCGTTGAGCAGATTCAGAATGGCGTAGATGATTGCGGAACGTATGAGGTAGATCTAGGGACACTTAAAGATTTGTATAATCGAGTAAGGAAAGTTCTTGAGACAGGTGACGATAGCGATCTACCAACTGTTGATGGATTTTTCTTTAACGTATCTGATAATGGTTCGTGGATCCGCGATGGACTTGAGTATACGAAAGGCTTTCTAGAAGATCTTTTAAATGAGATAATCGAGGTAGATGGCTACGTTTACTACAAACGTAACTATTTCCCCGATAGTTATAACTGGGATGCTCGTATCGAATATTATGCCTCCTGGTAATCTGAAATAAAGTGCGTGACGGGTTTAAAGTTACTTCAAAATTTATTATGATACAGAAATTGGTTCGAATCCAATTCCATAGACATATCTCTTACAAATAAGATTTATGATATGGGTAACCCAGGTGGGAACACTTTAAGCAATTTTTCCGCACTTTTGTTATTAAATTTATTATAAAGCAAGTTGATGGGAGTTTTCTTACTTCAAGGCTCCAAATCGAAGGTCATAGGTTCGAATCCTATCCTCTCTCTTGGTACGGAGATTGGTAGCTCATGTGGCAGAGCAGCGATAAATTTTAGCAGAAAACTCAAAATATCCTTGCCTATTTATTAATTATCTCAAGTGATGGTTTCAAAACTTACTTCATTTGAACTTGAAATTCTCTTTGATAAAAACACAGTTTTGAAAAAAGTTTCCTTGAGTTAGCATAGTGAAATTTATGCTTCACTAATTTATAACCACCCCACCAGCGCTCAATCTTTTTATAAGGTTGGGCGCATTTTTTATTGCCTTGTGAAATAATATATGTTATAATATATTTATAGAGAAAAAGGAGATAAAAATCGCTTGGATATATAAAATAATTAATGAGATAAATGGGAAAATTTATATTGGTCAAACAACAAAAATGCCTCAAGAGCGTTTTGGCGAACATATGAAAAGTGCTAGGAATGGCTGTGAATACAAATTTCATAGAGCAATTCGAAAATACGGTGCTGAGAATTTTACATTATCAGTAATTGAAGAATGTGAAAAAGATAAACTAGATGAAAGAGAAATCTATTGGATAAATTACTATAATAGCTATTATTCAGGATATAATTCAACAAAAGGCGGAAGTGGGTTAACGAAACCTCTACCTTCTTTTGAGGTAATGTCTTGCTTGTATATTGAAAAAGATTTAACAATAGAACAGATTGCTGATATTCTTGGGGTTTATAAGGAAAGTGTTCGAAAAGTTCTTAAAAATGGTGGAATAAAAATAAAGAAAAAACCATTGTATAACTATAAGGATGTTGCTAGAGAGTATGAAAAGACACTAGATCAACATGCCGTAATGGATAAATTCGGATGCAGCAATGAGGTTGTAAAACAAGCTTGTAAGAAATTAGGCGTAAAAATTTTATCCGCAGAAGAAGCCGCTAGAAATAAACATCAAAAAACGGTATACCAATTTAATCCAGAAACCCTTGAGTTGATAAAAAGCTATCCGTCATTATCAAAAGCTGGAGAGGCTTTAGGAGATAAACGCAAGGCAACGAATATTAGTGCTGTTTGTAGGGGAAAACAAAAAACAGCATATGGTTTTCTTTGGAGTTTTTCACCTACTCTTAGCAAAGAAAAAGCAATAGAATGTTTGACGAATGATAAATGTCGAAGGGTCAAAAGAATAGATCCTAAAAATGGAGATGAAAAGATTTATAACAGTGTCGCTTCAGCAGCGGAAGAGTTAAGTGGTGAAAGAGAAAATAACTACAGTCACAACATAGCAGCTGCAGCGCGTGGAGAAATAAAAAAATCTTATGGTTATAAGTGGAGATATATAGAAAGGTAAGGTGATCATATGACGGTCTGGTTTTCTTCAGACTGCCATTAAGGCTCTTCAATCACAAAAATATTATAGAGTATTGCAATCGTCCATACGCATCTGTTAAGGAAATGAACAAAGCACTTATTGATAACTGGAATTCTGTTGTTGCTCCAGAGGATACTGTCTGGGTAATCGGTGATATGTTTATGGGGTCTTGGAAGAATATTTCTGAGATTGTACCGCAGCTTAATGGTGATATTTATCTTGTTATTGGTAATCACGATTCTAAGCATCGTCAGGAAGAAATGGCAAAAGCGGGTATTCATATCTATGAGGCTCAGATTGCAGGGTTTCATCATGTTCAAGAAGTAATTCCTATGGCGATTCATAATTTTAAAGAGATTGAAGATAAATCTTATGAAACTGTCTGTGAAGCTATTAGAAATAATCCTGTTGATCCAGTAGACATTGAGGGTAAGGATGTTATCTGGCTCTATGGACATATTCACGATGATGCCCCAGTAGGAATCCAGAAGGAAGGCTATGGCGTTTATTCTTTCCACGTTGGAGTCGATACTAATAATTATACACCAGTCTCCTGGGATTATATTGTAGAGCAATATAAAAATCTCAAAGACGAAGAGCGTAAGAAGGAACAATCTTAAATTTGTTTAAAGGAACTGCAATGAATACACTTGATTTAATCAAAGAAAATAAGATAATGTCAGCTATAGTAATCAAATCTGAAGAAGCTGGGTTCGATGTACTGGAAGCTATAAGCAATAAAGTTATAGTAAAGGCTGGTTGTCTTCCAGTAGAGATTACATGGGAAATGTGTTCGTGTCATGGTGGTAGAATGTGGATGTCACAGAAGAACACAAATATCAACATTGAACTATCAAGCAATGAATACAATGAGGAAAACGGTATTGTAGACCCAGAAACAGAACTTGCATTCTATATTGACAATAAAATGGTTGATGCTATTAATGATTTTAAGAAATACGTCTATGTTGTTGATACTATTGGGGAATATAAAAAGGATGAAGTAAGAACATCTTATTTCAAGAGTGTCGAAGATGCTTCTTATTTTGTGTTTAATGAGCATGGACACGATCTTAACAGCGAATATGGAGAAGTGACTCATCAATATCCAAATCCCAACATGCAAGAGCGCATAACTTACATTGGTGAAGATAAAGGCGTGTTAAAGTTCAAGGGCGAAGCTATTAATAAGGGCAAAGTTAGTAGAGAGTACGAAATTAGATTTAGGGTGTTTAGAAAGAATAAGTAGATGAAGTTCGAAGAGTTTCCTATTGTAGAATATGAAGTCAAGTTTTAGATTTTCCGTTCTAAGGAGTCAAAATGCTACCAATTCTTACTCACAGTGGAGTCATAAAGGATTACATAGCTGGTGAAGATATTAAAAATAATGATATCTACATCGTAGACACAGACACGCAGAAGATTAGAAAGCCAAAGAACCCAGATGAATGGTTTTATTGTCAGGTAGTTTATGTATATGAAACTAATCCTTGGGCTATTGATGGTATCAAAGAGGGATATGCCATAAGCCAAGAGATGATTGATAATGGTGCTATTAAAGAGGGAATGCGATGCCGCTGCTGGCTTGGCTTCTTTAGGGTTTAGGAATTGGTTTAATGAATACAACGGATAGTATAGTTCAAGTCAACGGCGAGGTGTTTATCAATGGCAAAGAACTTCCTCCATGTCCTTCAAAATCAAAGCGCACATCGTCTACCATTGTAGGTAATAAGATTTATATGAATGAGTATGAGTTTAAAGACGGCGTGTGGAAGAAAACTCTAGCTGCTTTGTTGCATAATTTATTTTAAAGAAGGAATATGCTATAATGAAAGCTAAAGAAGGAAAGCGAAGAGGATTGAAACAATTGTGAAATATTATTGTGACAGATGCGGAGATACTGACTCTTTACTATCGTATGATTTTCATCTTATAGCTGCTTGACATATATCTTAGCCATTCTATAAAAATTTATAGGATGGCTATTTTTCTATTTCACAAAATTCTTTTTATATGTTATAATAAATATATCGAAAGGAGATAATAAGATGATTAGTTATATTGCTGGTGTCAAAGAAATTAACTTGAAAGATTTTGAAGCTTGGTCTGGAGGAAAACAGCGTTTAAACCGCATTAAAGACCTGCCTAATTGCATTGCTACAGTTGAAGGCCTTCTTGATGAATTTGAAATTAACACTGGTCGCCCTATGACTGAAGGAGAAATTAACGATTATCTTTGGTTTGATCTAGAGAATGACTTAGAGTGTGAAGGACTTTATGATCCAGAAACCGATACGTACTACGATGAACCTTATGAATGGATTGAGGACTAAATGATTACACGAACCTACAAAACAAAAAACGAATGTATTGAGTATTATATGGAACAGTTTGATCGTTTCCCCTCAGATATTCTCAGGCTTGAAGACCTCTATGATTTCACAGATACAGATGGATTTTGCTTTTTTGAATGGAATGAAGAAGAACAGGAAATGATACTTACTGGCCCTCCGATGTGGGATACCTGGTTTATTCCAAGAGATTCACTTTGCACACACTTTATCGAAAATCACGAAGAAGAAGTGGCAAAATGCGGTTTTACTATTATCAACTATAATGGAGTGTTTTTTGCTCTTGGGGTAAATGGTTGCGGTTATTCATTTAAGGATGCTCATTTTAAGCCGCTATATGAGCTAGAAGGGTTAAAGTGGCATGATGAAGAATAACTATTTAGATGACTATCCAGAAGATTATGAATTTGAAGATTATAATGACGATACAATCGAAGATGAAGTATTAGAAACAGTAGAGAGTTTAGATTATTCTCAGCTTGATTTTATCCAAAACTTTGTTCAAAAATATGTTGGGAGTGAAGAATGGTAGATATCATCACAGCTATTTTGATTGGTTTTTGCTTTACAGCATTGGTTGGAGCATTTACATTTCTTTGTTATAAGAAATCTGAAAACGAAACCAAGATCCGCATTCAAGAAATTCAGCACGGTATCCCTAAGGAAAATAAAAAGACGGATTTTAGTAACGGTTACACGCCAATGTGGACTGAACGTCGTTGGTATCCTGCTACAACCGACCGAGTAGATAACAATGACAGCGTTACAAAAATGGAAAATGTTGTTACAAGCACTTCGAATAAAGTGTGTGACCTTGATCCTACTACTGCTTTCCCGAAGGTGGAAGAAGCAAAGAAGTATAAGGCAGAGCCAAATGACTCGATCGCGTAAGAAGAATCCTTGGATTAAGGATAATCAGCACAACAAGAAGATATTTAATCGCAGAATCCGCAGAGCATATAAAGATTATGACATACCTTCTGGAAAGTATTACCGCAAATTGAATGATTCTTATGATCAATGTGATTATAAGATTTATGTAAGTGAAGGAGAGCACAAATATATTAAGCGGATAGGAAAATAAATGATTGATGCACAAGAAGCGAAATATCTCCAGAAGATAGACAATAGAACTTTATTAGTAAGCTGGTAAATATGAGTAAAGATGACACGTTTTACTTAGTAAAAATTCCAGAGCGCACCTTTTCTTTGTGTAGTGCGCCTTATCAAAAATGGAATGGCAATTTGTTCTTCGGTCATTATGAAGACGTAGAGGGTAAAAAAATTACCATACATCATCCAGAAAAGAAACTATGGTTTGATACAAAGAAAGCGGCTAAGCGTTATTGCTTAGAGCATGATATTCCTATTGAATCAATTCGTAAGGTCAAAGTATGATTAATGCTTATGAAGCACACATGATTGCCAAACAGAAATGTTCTGATGTTAGCAGTCTTATTGAAGATATTGCGCAAGCGATAGAGTATAGGGCGCAATCTGGTCTTAAATATCTTAATTATGATTTACACGAATGCTCTTCAAGATCATTTAAACATAGATTCTTCAACCTTGAAAACCAGGTAGAACGAGTTGATATTCTTCGATATATTGAGCATTATTTTTCTTTGTTAGGGTATAACGTAGACATTTCTAACGAAAGCGAAAAGAATTGGATCATTAAAATTGATTGGTTTTATCCTTATGGCATAAAAGGTTAAATGAATTAATATGTTTGACGCAATATAGTTTGGAGAAATGAACGATAATTAAAGTTATTTGGAGGAAGTAATGGTAGCAGATTTTATATTTATGATTTGGATTGTTCTAGCGGCTCTTGGAGTGATTTACTTGTATGGTAAGGATGATAAGCGTGGGTAAGAGATATTTTATTTCTGACTTTCATTTTGGAGACGATGCTTGGAAATGGGAACGTACACAATTTAAGAATGAAGAGGAACACACTACAAATCTCCTAACTAAAATTGGACAATGGGCAGATAAGCTTAATAAAGATAAGACTAATGAAATTTGGGTACTTGGAGATTATGGGAGTATTGACTTTCTTTGGGCTATGGATACGTTTGAATGTAAAAAGATTTTTGTATATGGAAACCATGATAAAGCTGAAGATTTTAAAACTTTTGAACTTTACTTTGATGAAGTTTACAAATATCCACAATTTCTAAGCCAAAAGTTAGTTGTATCACATTTTCCAGTTGCTGTTTGGGATTCTGCGGTATGCGTAGCAGGGCATTTACACGCGTGTAAAATTGCATTACCAAACTATATTAGCTGCTCTGTTAACGATCGAGATTATAAATTAGTAACTGAAAAAGAAATCTCTAGTGCATTTTCTCGTATTCCTAAGTTCTGTACTCGTTTTTTATGGGAACCTTGGTCCGATCTTCCGCAACGTAATTTAAACCTCAACAGAAAAGATATTGTTTTTAATCCTGCTACGGGAATGATTGATATTGCGGCAAGTCGTTGTAAAAAAAGTTTTGACACTAGCAAAAATTTTTGCTTGAATCCTAAAGAATAATGTGATACAATATATTTATAAGAAAAAACAAATAAAGTGAAAAGAGGGTGGTATGATAACCAAAGAAAAATTTGCAGAAATTATGAACCACTTACGAGATCGTGATGACATATCACGAGAGATTCTTCAAGTTCATCTGAATTACAAGGTTCCTGTAACTGAAGCTAAATTTGCTTGCCCACGTGATTTTGGAATTGAAGAAATTGTCTTAGATCTGCTTGTGAATATTTTTCACGATGATCAAGAATTAATTGCAACTTGGACTGTTGATGGCGATTATGGTAGGGATGTTGATGGCCGCAAGTTCTTTTGCAATAACAAAGAAGTTGATTTGGATACACCCGAAAAACTTTATGATTTACTTTTGGATTTTTATGGACGAATCGAGACTGTATAATGCGTGACCCAGAACGTATCTCTAGAATTTTAGAAGACATCGAAGAAGTTTGGCTGCACTATCCTGATATGCGATTTGGTCAGTTGGTTACTAATTTTGTAGTTCAGGGACGAAGCGATAATTTTTTCTATCAAGAAGATGATATCACTCAAGAAAAGTTGAAGCGAGTAAAGAAATTGTTTTAACAATGAAAAAAGCAATAGAGATCATTCTATACGCGTTTCTTTATGTTGCGATAGTCACTTTGTGCTTTTTATATCTTCCCTATTTTCTGATTAAATATTTTGTAGCCGTATTACTCGCCATAGTTTTTGGAATCATATTGTTGTGTTTTGTTATAGCAAGGATTGAATAATGAAAAAACTTTTTATTGGCTTTATGAATTTTATGGATTTTATGGAGCAAAATCATATCGTCATGTATACTATTCTTCTTCTTAGTCTTGCTCTTATTCTTAGTATTCCAATATCAGTAGCTCTCACGTGGCTAATGCATAATTTTCCTTGGCTTTTTGTGGGAATCGTTGTATTTATACTTTCAGGAATGTTTCTTTATAGTATAATAGACTATTTTTCAAATTGGAGGTAAAATGAGCGTTGATCATAGTGCTCTTATGTGGTACGGATGGTATGTAAAGCCAGATAAATTAGAAGAAATGTATAAGCATACTAAGGAATATCAAACTCGTCTTGAAGATGGTGAAGATGAAGAATGGTTAATGGATGAATATAATTCTTGGATTTTTGATTCGCAAGAAGAAAATATTAAGTCTTTAAACGAGTATTGTGATTATCATTATGCCTATGCTGCCGTAGGAGTGTTCTTTGACCCAGGAAATAAAACGGTTCTTGAATTTACAGAAGAATTGACTCGACGTTTTGGGGAGTTAACAGAATGGTGGGGAGAGACTTTTTTGCCAGATTATCCTATGCCGTGTGATTTTAAGCTCCACATGAATGTTCGAACTTGGTAAATATTTTTCTTGACTTCTGGATATTCTTTTGTTATAATATATTTATAAAGAAAAAGGAGATATAAGATTATGGGAAGTTATTTGACCAAGAAGGATTACAAGTTTTTTGATATGGCGCGTAAGGTGGCAGAGCAAAGTGATTTTGAAAATTTCCATCTAGGTGCAGTTTTAGTCTATCAAGGTCGAGTGATTTCCACAGGTTGTAACAGCAATAAAACCCATCCTCTCCAGAAGAAGTACAATAAATATCGACATTTCAAGAAGAGCAGCAGACCCATTAAAAACAGTCTACATAGTGAAATAAGCTGCTTAGTTAATATTCCTAAGTGCGTAGAAAACAATATTGATTTTACTCGTTGTAAAATTTATATCTACCGTGTCCCGAAGAATAAGAAAATGATATGTGGAGAATCTAAGCCTTGTCCCGCTTGCGAGAAGATGCTGCGGGACAAGGGAATTCGAAAAGTGTATTATACAAGCAATAATGCGTTTTGTTATATGGAGTTGTGGTAATGAATCAACGAGTTAAGTTTATTCCAGAGCGTGAAATGTCTACTAAGATGAACGCTTATAACAAGGAAAATGGTACAGATTATTGTTTCATTTGGAATGCGGACTACTGTTATTTGCGAGATATGAACTCGTCAATGCGATTAGACGAACAAGAAACTATTGACTTTATTCTTGTACTATTGGGTGATATTAACAGTCTTCCAGCGGTTATGGAGAATATGACACTTTATCACGATATGTTCCGCAAGGTTTATATTCTTTATTGGGAAGAACTAGAAGATGAATGGGCGTAAATCGACCTGGTATAATACAGAAGAAATTGTCAAATGGTTTGAGGAGAGCAAATGGACGAAGAAGAAAACATTTATCCAATTGAGGGATATGGAGAATTTCTTAATGAATATCTTATCAAAGATGTCAATGGAGTTTACACTAATCAATCCTATTTAGTTCCCGTTTATAGAGTAAAACAAGCTATCAATTATTATTTCGCAGAGGGTGAAAAACTGGGGAATTGGGGTTATTACCCAGTTATGGATTGCCCTTTTGGCGATGAAGCGAAATATATTTTCTAATGCCTAAGACTCAAAAGAAAATAGTCTTGATATGCGGAAGCAAGGATATTGATTATCTACCAGATGTTCTAGATAAAGAAGAAATTGGATGTGTCATTAATAGTGGAGAAGATACTGTTGATTGGTTGAGTGAACAATGGGCAAAAAGAAATAAAATAGAATATCTTGCTTTCACCCCCAATTATAAGACCTGGTTAGATGAAGCTGAAGAAGAAAGAGATAAACAGATGGTTAATTTCTGTGATGAAATTATCTTCTTTTGGAAAAGCCCTAATGATAGGTTAATCAAACTAGGTAGATACGCTAAAGAACATAAGAAAAAAATTACAATGAATTATATAGAATAGGAGAAAGAATGTCGCGAATGAATTCACTTCAGCGAGCATTGGTTGCGGCTGGTCTTGCAGAAGAACCCAAGGAACGCAAACACAAGGGTAAGGTATTTCACTGCAATAAGTGTGGCGAAGAAATGGTAAATCCAGATGATATAAACGCTATGTATTGCCGCAAGTGTGGAAATTACTTTATCTTTTCTAAAAAGGATTAGCGCATAATGAGAATTTTTGTGAAAGGTCTTCAAGTTGAGCTTAATCGTAAGTACGATGCTGGCCTTATTGTTGATGGAAAATGGGGTCCAAAGACTTGTGTAGCCTACATCAAATATTATAAAAGGGCTGATGCGTAATGAGATTACTGGTTATGCCAAGACAAGTTAGAAAGACGACAACTCTTATTAGTGCAAGTCAAGCTACAGGTATTCCAATCTGTGTTTGTAATAACATTGCAAAAGAGTATTTAATGAAACAAGCTCGTGATTATTTATCATCAGATATTCCAAAACCTGTTGCCGTTAATACGGATCGTATTCCTTCAGAGATTTTTGTATATGAATTGACAGATGACCTCTATCGAAAGATTATCTTGAAGAATCCTGAGGTGAAAATTATTGCAGCAACTTTCTTATATAATTCTCATCAGTGTACTTTAGAATTTTAATTTAAAGCGTTAGTAGTTTAAATGGATAAAATAGGACACTCCTAATGTCAAGATTGGGGATTCGAGTTCCTCCTAGCGCGCCAGAGGTTTTTATTATGAAACATTATACAGCAAAAGATATCAGAGTTTTAAGCTCTTTATACAGACTTCCAACTTCAAAATGTAAATTAATTTTTGAAATGGCAGATGACAAATCTCATGCAGAGCAATTAGCAAAGCTTTATTATAATGGCAAGACTATTGAAGAGATTATTGCTATGCTGATCTATAAGACTCGCGAAAGGATTGATCGCCCCAGTGTAACTAGGTATATCCCGAAAGAAAAATGGGGAAATAAGCTAGGTAATGGCTACTGCGAAAATTGCGGAACAGAGTTATGGCCTTCTGCCAATTATTGTCCGCAATGTGGCTTTTTAATATATCATCCAAAAGAAGAGGAGAATAATTGATTACATTTATTTTTGGGATTATTGCGCTGATCATCTCAGTGATTGGCTGGAAACTTTTTGTTCGCGCAAAGAAAAACTCTAAGGAATACACTCGTCCGCAGATTGAAGATTATCGTTTTCACTCAGATTATAACGATGCAATGGATGAATATGATCTCAAAGTAGGCAACCTTCCTGTTAGAATGGGCATAAGTATTGTTGCCACTATTCTTGCCATTCTTTTTCTTTTGAGTTCTGTAATTTATAGCCAGGATGTAGGCGAGGTAAAAGTGCTTCGTAACATTGGCGGTTCTATTGCTGGTACATCTAGTGATGCAGGATTCCATACCAAGGCACCCTGGCAAGACGCTATTACATACGATATTCGCAACAATGTTCTATCATTTATGGGCGAGGAAGAAGCTGATCAGTTTGAAGGCGGATCCGCAAATGGCTCTGCTGTGACTATCTCAGATCAGTCAGGCACAACAGCAACGATTGATATTCAGTGCAATTATTCATTAGATCCATCTGCTGCTGAACAACTTTATGCAGATTATGGCACTCAAGAAAACTTTGTAAAATCTATCTGCGCCGTTGACATTCGATCTATTCCTCGTGAAGTTAGCGGTCAGTTTGATACTATTAGTATCCTTACCAATCGTGGTAATTTTACCAGTGCAATTCAAGAAGCCTTGACTGAAAAGTGGAAGCAGTATGGTCTTAATGTAGAGCAAGTTTCTGTTCAAAATGTTGTTTACCCGCAGTCTATTAAAGATAAATATAGTGAGGCAACTGCGGCAGAAATTGCAAAGCAAACTAGCCTAAATCAACAGGAAGTAGCAAAGGTTGATGCGGACACAAAGGTAATCCAGGCAAATGCAGAGGCTCAAGCAAATGAGATTCTCCAGAAGTCTTTGACCGAAGAGGTTATTCAGAGCAAGTATATTGATGCGCTCAAGGAAATCGGCCAGAATGGTAATCTTGTAGTGGTTCCAGAAGGCTCTCAGCCTCTTGTAAATGCTTCTAAGTAATATTATTGCCGCCAGGACGGCGCTAGCTAAGCTTTCCTAGCGAAAATAGAAAGCCCTCTGGAGAGTCCTGGGAACCTCCTGTCAGTTTTTGAAAGGTAGAAAAGTGAAGATTAATCGCAACGATTGGGAAGATTACGACCTATATGACGATGAAGAAGAGTTTGTCCGCAAATTTCCTCTTAAAGAAGAGACTCAAACTATCAAAAAGAAGCATGAATTAATCCGCAAATCGCGCAAAATTAAGGCGAAAGAGCGTGAAAAAACTGCAAATGCCGATAACGCGTGAAGTTTATGACTACGATTTCGGTGCTGAATCTTTCTCGCGCATAGGGAATTTTTGATATTGACTGGTTAAAAAATTTTTGATATAATATAAATGTCAAAGAGAAACGAGGAACAATAGATGGAAGATAGCGTAATCCAGGACGGCGTAAAGGCTCACCTTGATTTTTTTAGAGAAAAATATCCAACTAAGGATTGGTTTGTTATTGCTGCACAAGGGTCGATGAACTATGGAATGTTTGATGAAGATTCTGATGTTGACACAAAAATTTTAACTATTCCATCACTAGAAGACTTGGCATTAAACAAGCCTCCAATTTCTCATACGCTTATTCTAGATAACAATGAGCATTGCGATGTAAAAGATATTAGAGAATATTTTAAGATTGTTCGCAAACAGAATATCAATTTTACAGAGATCTTTTTCACAGACTATTGGCTTGTCAATCCTAGTTATATAGATCTGTGGTTGACATTACGCAATAATGCTGAGTTGATTACCACTGGAAATTTGAATAGATTAGGAAAGTGTTGTTATGGAATGTGCCAGGAGAAGGCTCATGCTCTATGTCACCCATACCCATCCAAACTTCATCTTTTGGAGAAGTATGGTTTTGATTCCAAGCAGCTAACTCACGCTATGCGAATGCAGGATTTTTTGACTGATATTTTGGAAGGCAAAACTTTTAAAGAGAGCCTAATTCCTCACAACCCATCATTGTTAATGGCAATCAAACGATACAAGATAGAAATGTCAAAAACTGACGCTATTGAAAAGATGGCATTGGTGTGTGATGCGGTAAAAGATTTATCTGATAAAATTATTGCGGAAAATAAAGATGAATATAGTCCAGAAGCAGATAAAGTATTGAATGATACTTTAGTTGCGATTGTGAAAAATTCTATTGAAAAGGAGTAGAATTAAATGGCAAAGGCAAAAAAGTATAAGGTTATGGCTGGAGAAGAGTTTATTGGTCACTATCACGCCAATTCTCCGTTGGATGCGGTGAAGAAAGGTATCACCGCAAACTATCGTTACCGCAAAGATCTCTTAGAAGACCCATCTACCATTTTTTCAGCTCAGAAAGGGTCTATGAATCCTGTATACAAGTTTGCAGCTAGCGGTCAGGCGGTTCGATAATGGCACACAATCGAATTATTGAGGCAACCTGGGACCCAGAAACGCATACGTCTACTGTGGTGAAGTCTAGTCAATATGGCACCTTTACCCGCAGCGTAGTATGTGACGAACAAGACTTTGACATCGAGAATCGCTGGGATGGCTGTAACATTGCGGAGTCTAAGTGCGACCGCGCTATCCAGGAGACTAAGGTAAAGGATATGTACTCTCGCTGGAAGGAAGCAGGGCATATCTATTATGTTCTGTGCGGACAGAGCGATTCTAAATATACTCAGGATTGCGACTTTGCGAAAGATTTATATCGTATGGTAATCAATGCTCGTAACCAATATTATAGTGAGAAAAAGAAGCTAGAACTTATGAATAAAAGTATTGGTAGCAATGTCCATTGGCTGGCTGAGCAACGACGCAAGTGGCGTTCTGCGGCACAGAATAAGGAATAATTTTAGGCTCCTGCGGGAGCCTTTTTATTTTCTTGACATTTATCTTATCTTATGATATACTATAGATATTGATAGAAAGGAGAATCCTATATGCGTATGAGTCCTTGTCCTGTTTGTCATCAACGAAATGTAAACGGATTCAAGAAAAAGCAAAAGTGGTATTCTACGTGCTATAACAAGGAATGTCGATTTACAACTGAGGTAGGTATGCCTACCCGCAAAATGTCGCGTTATAATTGGAATCGACTTTATGAACATATGACTGGTGAGACTTTACCAGATGAAGTTTGCGGCCGTCAGGATCGTGCTTTTATGAAGAAAGAAATTGCGGCTGGCGTTCCAGAACTTGTGAATTGCTTTACTCAAAAAGATTTTGAGAAATGGGAAAAGAAATATTCTTATGATTCGATTGATTGGGTGAAGGAAAAAGGTAAGAAAGCTGGAGCTAAACGCCGCAAAGAGCGAGCAAAGGAGCGTGAAACTAAGCGTGAGCAATAACAGTTACAGTAAAGACTCTATTCAAAGTCTTGACGCTAGACAGCATGTCCAATTGCGAAGCGGAATGTATGCTGGTGACACATCAACTCCCAATCAATTGCTTTTGGAAATGTTTAGTAATGCTTTAGATGAATATTCCATTGGACACGGTAAGCAAATTCTTGTAACGATAAATCCCGATGGCGTTTGTTGTGTCCGCGATTTTGCGCAGGGCTTTATTTGCGGTGAGACACGAAATGATGGTAAGACTGTTCTTGAAGCTTCGTTCTCTGTTATCAATACTTCTGGTAAGTACAGCGACGATGGTGTCTATGAGGGGTCAAGTCTAGGCCTTAACGGTGTTGGTTCGAAAATTGCTACTTTTCTTAGTGATTGGCTAGAGATCCGCACTCACCGTGACGGTAAGTATGAATATATTCGTTTTGAAGACGGTTTAAAAACTGATCAACAAGTCGGGAAATGGGCAGATGAAAACGATCCACACGGAACCGTTGTAACTTGGTTGCCTAGTAAAAGATTCTTTGAGACGAATAAAACACAAATTTCTTATTTTAAAAAGTTTTTTGATGATATTTCTTGTCTTTGTCCAGGATTGGAGATCGTTCTTTCTGATGGGAAAAAGAAGTATACATTTTCCAAGAGCGGAATTGAGGACTTAATTTCTAATCATCTTAATGGCGAGATTGAGACTGTTTCTAACCGCTTCAATTTAAAGAATGATAAATTGTCTTTAGCTTTTACTTATACAGGGAAGAGCAGTTGTGATATCATTTCTTATGTGAATTATGGATTAGTAGAGACTAGTCCGCACATCACTTTGATTAAATCTACAATAACTCGTGTTTTAAATAATTGGGCACGAGAAAATGGTTTACTATCCAAGAAAGATAAGAATCTTGATGGTGCAAGTCTTCAAGAGGGATTGCTTTTAGTTTGCAATATAGTGTCTAAAGGTGTATCTTATGATGCGCAAACAAAGGGTAAGATCGTTAAGATGGACACTTCACCTCTCGATTCTTTCGGAGAAATGCTAGAAGTTTGGCTAGATAATAATCCAGAAGATGGGAAGAGCATTATTAACCAAGCTGTTGTAGCTAAGAAGGCTGCAGAAGCAGCAAAAAAAGCTAGAGAAGCAGTCAAAAGTAAATCAAAGGAAAAAGATAAAGTTTTTAAACTTCCTACTACCCTTGCGGACTGTTGGGGTAAAGACAGAAGTAAATGTGAACTTTTTCTAACAGAAGGAAAAAGCGCAATGAGTGGATTAGTAGCTGGACGAGATTCAAAGTTTCAAGCTGTCTATGGTGTTCGCGGAAAAATGCTTTCAATCTTAAAAGTAGCCCCAGGGAATATTTTGAAAAATCAGGAAATTAATAATATCATTCAGGCTTTAGGGCTAGACTATGATCCTAAAACCGCAAAATGTGTTTATGATAAAAATAAACTGCGCTACGACAAAATCATTGCTGCAGCAGATGCTAAATAAAATTGGCTGTGTTATATTTTTCTACTAATCAGTAGGGTTCTTCGGAGCTAACGGTGAAACCTGAAAATGGCAATACCGTGGCAATAAAAATGCTGTATCGACTATCACCGAATCGGGTGAGTAGATTTGCTATTGATACGTGAATCGAAAAAGTATCTTGCGGAATTCCGCAATAAGATATAGTCAGGGCTTGTGGAAACACAAGAATAACTGGATTTTGATGGCTATGCAATTGAAAATTTAATGTTTAATATTTTTTGGTATATTTGTCCAGAACTAATTATCAATGGACATATTTATAGTTCTGTACCACCGCTATATCGTATTACTACAAAGAAGAATGAATATATTTATCTAAAAGATGATAATGCTCTCAAAGAGTACAAGTCAAAAAATATGGATAAAATTCAGTTTTTGGGTAGGATGAAAGGCTTGGGCGAACAGGATAGTGATGAATTAGCTTGTTGTCTATTAGAGCCTGAGACTCGTAATTTATACAAATTGACAGTTTCAGATATTGAAAAGACAGACAAAATGTTCAAAGATTTATATGGTAAAAATGTAGAACCTCGTGTAAAATTTTTAGAGGAGCATTTGGAGGAAGCAAGAATTGACTAGTATTGATGTAATTGATGAAGTACAACAAAACTTCATTGACAGCTCATATGATATAAATACAAATCGCGCTTTTCCCGATGTACGTGATGGGTACAAGCCAGGTCAGCGGTGTATTTTATGGGATATGTATACAAAAAAATACACTCACGATAAACCGCACGTAAAGTCTGCAAAGATTGACGGATCAGTTGCGGCTCTCTATTGGCCTCACGGCACCACCGCAATTTACGAAACATTCGCTCGTATGTCTCAGCCCTTTACTCAGAATGTTCCAGATGTAGAGTTTCACGGGGCAAATGGTAATATTATTCTTGGTGGCGATGCGATTGCCGCAGACAGGTATACTGAGGTGCGTCTTTCTAAAATTACAGAGGATTATGTGTTAAAAGGAATTGAGAAAGATTCAGTTCCTATGACACTTAATTTCAGCGAAGACGAATATATGCCTGTCCTTCTACCTAGCGTCTTCCCACGTCTTCTGGTCAATGGTGCGCAGGGGATCGGAGTATCTGTTGCCAATGTCTGGTTACCGCACAATCTCACAGATACAGTTAATTTGATCGGGAAGTATATTCGCTATGGGAAATTAGACGATGAAGAGTATTATCCTGATTTTCCTACTGGCGGAGTAATTATAAACAAAGATGAATTATCAGAAATTAATAAAACTGGCAAAGGGAAAGTAATTCTTGAAGCAGCTTATCGAATTGATGGTAAGGAAATCACATTTTATGAAATGCCATACCAAGTTTATATTGAACCTACTATCGAAAAGATCAAAGAACAGATTGAAAAAGGTAACCTAAATGGGGTCAAGTCTGTTTTCAATAAAAGTGATAAAAAGCAAATCGCGTTGGTAATTGAGTGTCAGCGTAATGCCAACCCAGAAGAAGTGTTGGAACAATTATTCCAATATACTCCATTGCGTTCTCAATATAATGCTAATCAAAATGGTATTATCAGTAAAACTCCCATCCTTTTAAACCTTCAACAAACAGTAGATGTATATGTAAAACACAATCTTTCTTGTATTAAAAGAGAGCATGAGTTTGATTTGAAGAAAGCTAAAGAGCGTATGGAGATTTTACAAGGTCTTCATAAAGCACTTGCTAGCATTGATAACATCATTTCTATTATCCGAAAAGCCGAAAACAGTTCTGTAGCAAAATCTGAACTTGTCTCTAGTTTTGGATTTACTGAAAACCAAGCTAAGGCAATTCTGGATATGAAGTTATCTAAACTAACTCGTTTGGATGGCGTAGCGATTGATAAAGAAATTGAAGAGAAAAACAATCTTATTTCTTTTTGCGAACAAGTGATTACTTTTCCAAAAGAGCAGGAAAAGATTCTTCTAGATAAATTGCGGAAGATGGGTAAAGAATACAAAAGCGAGCGCCGCACCAAAGTGATTAACAAAGAAGTTGTTAAGACTAAAAAGGCTGCAGCATCAAAGAAGGAACCAGTTGTTGAGTCTGTTGTCATTGCTCACAATCCTCTTGGATACATTCAGCGAATTCCTGTTTCTTCTTATAAGAAAAATAATTTTTCTGCTTTTAAGACAGATACAACAAAATTTATTCTGCTTTTCTCAAACTTTGGCAAATTCTATCGTGTTAAAGTTGGCAATATAAAGTCGTGCGGATCTAGTGATAAAGGCACAGCGATCGGTACTTTGATTAAGTTGGAACCAGAAGAGAAAATTTTAATGGTTTTATCTAATGCAGTTAATGAGAAAAAACCTTATCTTGCATTTGCTATGGAAAACGGTCAGATTAAAAAGACAAAGACCGAAGAATTTGTAGGCAAGACCCAGAATCTAAAGGGTATGGTTGCCACAAAAGTAGATGGTAAAGTTGCGGACATTGCTGAAACAAACGGCAATGATTTGATTCTTGAAACCGATAAGCATGTGTTCATTCGCTTTGATGCAGAGGAAGTTCGAGCAACTGGGCGAAATTCTTCTGGCGTGAAAGGAATTACTTTGCAAAATTCTGATTATGTGGTATACTTATATGTAGTTAATAAAGGAGAGGATTGGAATGGTATTCCTCTCCACAAACGTGGTGGAAAGGGTCACTATTATGAATTCCACTAAACATGGTTATAAATATTATGAGTTCGAAGATGTGAGGGAGATATGCATGAGGTGTCGTTATGGCTTTTGCTACGGCGATTGGAGTATTCAGGATTGCTCCTATTGCCGCCTCCCGAAGGCTCTTGAAATAATGAAAGAGCAGGCTGAAGTGCTGGAGGAATTCTATGCCAAAAAGCTTTTCTAGATTTTATTTTTAAGGTGGTTGTATGAGTGAATTATACCCTGGAAGTCTTCAAGTTCCCGCAATGTTATATTCCAAGGCTCCAAAAGGTGAGAAGCTTTATGAAGAAGCAGACAGTAAAAGATATATTGCACAGTTGAAGAAGGACGGTGCGTGGTATCAGCTTGAGAAATCTAAAGACGGATTGGTCTATCTTTTTAGTCGCTCCATTAGCAAGAAAACTGGAGAGCTTTCTGAAAAGATCAACAATGTGCCGCATCTAAAAGAATGGGCAGATCAACTACCACCTGGAACTACTCTCATTGGAGAAATTTATTATCCAGGAGGCAAGTCAAATGATGCAACCAAGATTATGGGCGCTCTTCCTGGAAAGGCAATAGAGAGGCAAAAAGACAATCCCATCCATTATTATGTTCACGATATGATCAGGTACGCTGGTAAAGATATGCTTGACATTCCGTTCGAGCGGCGTTATTCTGATTTATGTGAATATGTTGATATTAAGTTGCGGAATCCGCAATGGCTAGAAGTAGCTAAGTCTTTCACTGGCTACGGGATTCTTGATACCGCATATCGTTATATTTCTGAAGGCGAAGAAGGTGCATTGTTCAAAGACAAATCTGGACTGTATCTTCCTGGCAAACGTCCGTCCTATAATTTTAAGGTCAAAGAAGAGACAAATGAAATGGATTTTGTTATTCTTGAGCTTTTACCTCCAGAGAGAGAATATACGGGCAAAGAGCGTGAAACTTGGAAATATTGGGAAGGCGATACTCCAGTCACTAAAGCTTGGTATAATGGCTGGGTAGGAGCCTTTCGTGTTGGTGCCTATGATGATAATGGTCATTTAATTGCTACAGGACGAGTATCTTCAGGTATATCTGATTCGGTAAAGGAAGATGCAGCTAAAAATCCTGACAACTATATTGGTCAAGTATGCGTTATTCAAGCCATGTCTGTAGATAAAGAAAATAAAACTTTTAGGCATCCCCGATATTTAGGATTACACGGCGGAAAGAATCCAGAAGAATGCAAGATTTCTGAAATTTTTGCCTAAAAAATAGTTTACAATCTTATTTTTATATGGTATAATAGATTTATCGAAGTTAAGAAATAAAAGAAATTTTAAAAAGGAGAAAACAAAAATGGCAGCACTATTCAGCGAAAATGCACAGGTAATTCTAACCCACCTCCAGGCAAATCCTGATGCTCTTGAAACCGCACCAGAGATCGCAGAAGCAACTGGTATTGACGTTAAGAAGGTAAATGGCATTGTTACTATGGCTCTTCAGAAGCGAGGATTCGCTTACCGTGAAGAGGTAGAAGGTAAGGATCGTAAGGTAATCATTCTTACTGAGGCTGGTAAGACGGTAGATCCGAAGATGGAAAAGCCCGAAGCAGAGTAAGTGATTTAAAGAGTAATGGAAGTAGTAACTGGAATCGTTACTATCGTTCTTCTCATTACTTTTGTCTTCTTCTGGCTCTCTCTTGGTGAAAAAGATAAAATAATCCAAGAGAAAGAGAAAGCACTCCAACAAAAGGCAAGAGAATATAAGACTTTGCGGGATAAAAAAGTAGGTGATTTATCAGCCTACGAATCTCGCAAGTCTTCTCTTGAAACTTCTATTGCGGAAAAGGAATCTCAAATTAAACGCTTAGAAGAGCGTTATGAGACAACCCGCAATATGGAGAAAATGAATAACAATGATCTTGCGGAAAAGCATCGCCTTAAAGTTGAAGCATTAGATAAAGAGTATCAAGAAAAGATGCTCAAATTAGATGAAAACTATACACAAACCGCTGAGACTTTAACAGAGAAGATTGCTGTAATTAAAACTGAGCTGGAAAAATTAAAGGCAACTAAAGCAGCAACAGTTGAAGCTTTCCAACGAGAACAGATTATTAAAGATCAACAAGACTCTTATCGCTTGAAACTTTCTGAAGAAGAAGAAAATGATATTAAATTGTTACGATCTATTCAGTATAGGTTATCTAAGCCCCGCATTTTGGCTATGCTTATTTGGCAAACATTTTATCAGCCAAAAGCGAAAAAGCAATTTCCTATTATTTTAGGATCGAAAAAGGTTTGCGGTGTTTATAAAATTACCAATATTGAAAATGAAAAATGTTATTGCGGTCAAGCGTCTGATTGCTATAAGCGTTGGTCAGACCACTGTAAGGCTGGACTTGGAATTGATACTCCGCAAGGAAACAAGCTTTACGCCGCAATGAAAGAAGATGGTTTATCCAATTTTACTTTTGAACTTTTGGAAGAATGTGCTCCAGAAGAGTTGAACGAGAAAGAACGATATTATATTGGACTTTATAATGCCGTAGATTATGGATACAACAGTCAAGCAGGTAATAAATAGAAGAGGTGTAAATGGGGACAGTTACGATCCTACCAGGGACAACAGAACATCCACTTTCACTGATGGGTAAAATGTCAGGTATTTGCTATGGTTCAGACATTGAAGATGAAGTGAAAAATTATAAACGCGGTAAGCGTTGCGTGGAAGATGGACACGGGCGTGTACTTGAATTTGCACAAGTTTATATGCGATTAGATGGGTATTCTGCTCGGGTAATCAGAGAAATGTATACGCATATTGGGTCAGCACCTACTCGTCTTCAGGCATCCACTCGATATATTAATTATGAGAATTTTAAGTATGTAACTCCCAAGAGTATCGAAAGAAATAAAGATACTAAAGATATGTACGATGCAACGATGCAAACTATTACCAAGTGTCTTGATTTTTTTAATAATTGCGGAGTTCCTAAAGAAGATGCTGCTATGATTCTTCCTCTTGGAATGACAACTACAGTATCTATTCGAGATAATGCTCGTAGCTTCTCTAATATGGCAGCGCAACGTCTTTGTACCAGGGCTTATTGGGAATATCGACAGTTAATGCAAGATATCATTAATGCCCTCTCTGATTATTCCCCTGAGTGGAAGGAGCTGTGCAATATGGTCATGAAGTGTAAGTGTGATGTGTCTGGTTATTGTCTAGAGAGTAAGTCTTGCGGAAAATATCCTAAGAAGAATGAAAATTAATAGTTGACAAAATAAATAAAATATGTTAATATAATTATATTGAAAAAATGAGAAACAAGGAGAATTGCTAATGCGACAGATGAAGAATAATATTTCAGTAGTAGGCTACCTCTTCTCTCTGGGTTCAGGTTTCAACGAACTCCAGAAGCGAGTAACTGGCCCTAATAGTGCACACCCAGGCACTAACTTTATTAAAGGTCGAATTTCTGTAGCAACAGATGAAAAGGCTATGAATGTTGTGGATGTTGAATTTCGGTATGTTCCTGAATTCGGGAAGGATGGTTCACCCAATAACGTATATAAGGTTCTAAGTGATATCATTGATGAAGCCAAGACTTACGAGCATTGCGGCACAGATGCTACTATGGTACGCATCTTTGGTAGTGTAGAAGCAAATGATTTCACAAACCGCAATGGTGAGGATGTTACCTCTAAGATGATTCGTGGTGGATTTATCTCTATGGATGTTCGTCAGAATCCTGATCTTGAAGCAACATTTGACACAGATATCCTTATCGCAGGTGTTACTGAACGTGAGGTCGAAGGTGGAGAAGATTTTGCTCAGATTCGTGGTTATGTCTTTAACTTCCGTGGCGATGTAATTCCTGTAACTTATGACGTTCATAATTCTGCAGGGGCTAATTACTTCCTTGGTTTAGACGCTTCTAGCTCTAATCCAGTTCTTACTGAAGTAAAGGGCAAGATTATCTCTTCCACTATTGAGCGTGAGATTGAAGAGGAAAGTGCATTTGGAGATCCTATCGTCCGCAAGGTATCTCGTTCTGTCCGCTCTTGGGATGTATCTTGGGCTAAGCCTGATACATACGAGTGGGATGATGAATCTACTATTACCAAGAAGGAGTTCAAGGAAGCTCTGAAGGCTCGTGAAGAGCGACTTGCAGCAGATAAGAAGCGTCGTGAGGAATATCTTGCTTCCCGTAATGGAAACGCTGGCTTCCCTGAGTCTAAGCCAGCAGCAAAGGAAGTTGCTAAGGTAGTATTTGACGAAGAAGACGATAGCGACGATTTTCCGTTCTAGTAACAATTAGGTAATAAAATAAGATGGGGAATAAGCCCCATCTTACAATGTTTATACCAGAATCCAAATGACATTTGTTCAAAAAGAAAATACACTCTTTATTTAAAGGAAAAGAATAATGACAATTGATATTTTTTCTATCAAACCGCACGTCGTAAGTCGCTCTCTTGAAGGCTATACAATTATGTTTTATGGTGAACCTAAAACGGGTAAGACAACTACTGCTTCAAAATTTCCCAAAACATTACTTCTTGCTTTTGAGACTGGCTTCTTAACAATTGGAGGCATTAAGCCTCAACCAGTCAACCGCTGGTCTGAATTTAAACAAGTCCTGAAGCAACTGAAAGATGAACGAGCGCACGAACTTTATTCAAATATTATCGTAGATACTGCTGATATTGCTTATGACCTTTGTGAGAAGTATATCTGTAATCGCGAAGGTGTCTCTGCTATCAATGAAATTCCTTATGGTCAAGGCTGGGGTATGGCAGCAAAAGAATTCGACGAAGCACTTCGCTCTATCCCGCAGATGGGTTTTGGTCTTGTTCTAATTTCTCATTCGCAAGACAAGACTTTTAAAAATGAGCAAACTGGTGAAGAATACTCTAAAATTGTTCCTACTCTTGGAAATAAGCCTCGTCTTATCGTAGATCGAATGAGCGATATTATCGGATATGCTTGTCCAGTAGAAGACGAAGATGGCTCTACTCACACTGAACTTTATATGCGCGGGACTCCTCGTTTTGTCGCGGGTTCTCGATTCAAATATACACCCGACAAGATTCGATTCTCTTATGATAATTTGGTCAAGGCTATTGGAGACGCAATTGACAAGGAGGCAGAAGAAACGAATAACGAGTTCGTAACTGACGCTAAAACTACAGAACATGAAGCAACTCCAGACTATAACTATGATGAACTTATGGCTGAGTTCAAGAAGATGGTAAGTCAAATCCAGAAGGCTGTTGGCAAAGAAGATTTCCGTGAAGTATGGGCTGGTAAGATCACCGCTATCACCGATAAGTATCTGGGTAAAGGTCGTAAAGTAAACGACGCTACACCTGATCAGGTTGAGCAAATCTTCCTCATTGTGGAAGACCTCAAAGAAGTAGTAGGCAACGGTCTATAAAATACAAATTATAAGGTTGTTAAGTTTTTCTTGACAACCTTTTTCTATTTATGGTATAATATAAAGGTAAAGAAAGGAGTGAAAGTGGCTATTAAAGTAAATGGTTATCAAACCTACAAGCGAATATGTCCTGGATGCGGACAGGGGATTGAAGACGATGAAATGCTCGTCGGCGCAACCAATCACGGCAACCGAACTTGGCACGATGAATGCTGGAATAATCGCCATAAGAAGGCTGAACAAGAAGATAAAGAAAAGAAACTTCGTGAGGACATCCTTATCACCGCCCGCAAATACCTAGGTAGCTCCACTAATGAGAAATTGATCAACCAACAGATGGATAGGTATAAGAGTGAAGGTAAGAAGTATCAAGGCATCAAGCTTACTTTAGACTATTGGTATGGCACTCAAGGAGGCACTCCTAGTAAAGCAAATGGCGGAATAGGTATTGTAGATTTTATCTACAATGAAGCGGCACAGAAATACAAAGAGAAATTAGATCGTGAGAAAGCACAAAGGCTTCAACTTGCGGATCAAGGCAAGCATGACAATTTTTTGAATATGGACCGCAAAGTACCTACTAAGATTCAACAACCGCGTCTGCCAGTTAATGAAGAACATTTTCACTTAGACTAAGAGAGGGAGAAATTTGGCTGGAAGTAAATATTATGATGCTAATGCCGCGATTCAAGTCATAGGATGTGTGTTAAATAATCCTTCTCTTCTGGATCAAACTGACGCTTATTCATTCGGAGAAACTGATTTTAACTGTAATGAATTTCACAGAGTCATCTTCGGGGCTGTTTATACTCTTCACGGATCAGGAACGGAAAAAATTACTACATCTGTAGTAGAAGATTACTTAAAGGATAAAGAAAAAAGTTGGGGCGTTTACAAAGCTAATAGTGGTTCTGATTGGCTTCATCAAGCTTATATTCAAGCGGAACCAATGAATTTTCAATATTATTATGATAAGTTAAAGAAAATGACTCTTTTGCGGACTTATAATGACATTGGACTCAATTTAGACTGGATATACGATCCAGATAATATTCTTAACCTCCAAAAGAAAGAGGAACAAGAAAAAGCTTTAGACAATATGACTTTACAAGAGATTGCTGAAGAAATTGAAAATCGTGTAGTTAGAGTCAAAGAGCTGATAGTAGACAATGACACCAACGAGAGCCGTCAAGCGGGTCAGGGTCTAAGAGAACTCTTGGAAGAATTAAAGAAGAACCCGATTCAAGGTTATCCTCTCTATGATCCAGTGCTTAATGAAATAGCATTGGGAGCAAGGTCAGGAACTTTTTATTTACGCAGTGCGGGAACTGGCGTTGGTAATATACGGTCATATCTATAAAATATTTTAGGGGCTACTTTTAGAAGGTAATAAAAGGAGTTGAAAATGCTTAAAAGTAACCCCGCAAGAACAGAAGAATATCTATCTAAATATGAAACAGCAAAAGATTTAGTTGTTAATCAAAGATGGAGCCTTACAAAGGCTTCCACAGAAGTTGGAATTGATAGAAGGGCTTTGTCTCGTTCTTTGAAAGAAGAAGGATATAAAGTTATCAATTATCACAATCTTCCAAAATTCGACGAGAACATTTTTGACGTAATAGACACGGAAGACAAGGCCTATTGGTTGGGTTTTTTATACGCCGATGGTGCGGTAAGCCTTGACAGAAACACTATCGAATTGTCTCTGAAAAGTAGTGATGTTGAGCATCTAAAGAAATTTAGAGATTTCTTGGGGTTCGAAAAGAATAAGAAAATTTATCAAGATAAAATTAGATGTAGAATTCAAATAACGAACAAGCATTTGAAACAACAGCTTATTTTTCTTGGATGTTTTCCTCAAAAATCTTTAAACCTAAAATTTCCGACCTTACAACAGGTCCCCAGTCATCTTCATCGACATTTTATTCGAGGATATGTAGATGGTGATGGCAGCGTTATGCTAAATACAAGACGCAATGCTGGAAGAATCAATATTCTTGGGACTAAACATATGCTACAAAACATACTCACGGTCACTGGCTGGCGAAAAAATAAAATTAGTCAACATGGAAAAGAAAATGTTTATAGTGTTGAGTGGGCTGGCTATTATGTTACTTCTTATTTAGATTATCTTTATAAGGATGCTAGTATTTATTTAGATAGAAAATACAAAAGATATTTGATGATCAAAGATATGGCTTAATTTGCCGTTTTAGGAAGTAATTCCTAAAATTATTATCGGAGAAAAAATCTGGAACCCTAAGTCTAAGAGATAAGGGAATCAGAGGTGAAGGTAGACTCTAAAAAGTCTACCAGCCGCAACGCATAGCAGGTGAACCCACAAACGTGGAATATAATCCTGCCACGAGGCTCCGACCCCTACTAAGTAGGGTGAAAAGATATGCTGGACTTGCGGGAAACCGTAAGAGCTATAGGATAAAAAGCCTATAGGATAACAAACGAAAAGTCGTACTGCTATGGCTGATGCGCTTTACCTAGGTTGCTCAGAAATTTGGGATAAAGAGAAAAAAGAGTGGATCGAATGCGGAGTAAAGGTTCCAAATGTTTTTATTTCTGTAGAGTTAGATTATGATGAACTTCAAACTATGGCAGTTGCATTTGTCTCTGGGGTTTCCGAAACTAAAATCATTCAGGGTGGAGCAGACTTTGATGAACAAGAACGTATTGAAAAGGCAACCAAAATAGTGGAAGAGTCTGAAACATATTTTGAATATATGCCAGATTATTCTATGAGAGACGTGGAGAATTGTATTAAACGTAATATTCGCACCAGAAAAGCAACTGCTGTATTTTTTGATTATTTAACAAGTTCTATGAGTATCATTGAAGAGGTCACTAAAGCAAGTGGTGGTAAATAAAAAATAATCTCATATTTTCACCAAAATTTAGGAAGTGGTGGAAATAAAACAAAAGTATAATGTAGATGAAACTGTATTTCAAAAGATAGATTCAGAAGAAAAGGCTTATTGGCTCGGGTTTATAGATGCTGATGGATGTATGGCTGATAAAACTCGAATTCAAATGATGTTGAAAGCATCTGATGCTGGACACTTAGAAAAAATGAAAAAGTTTTTGAAGTGGAATGGAGATATAAAAATTCGCCATCGTCAAACAGCAATGGGACCTTTTTCACGATGTGAACTAATTTTTAGATGCAAGCCAATGTTTGAAGATTTGTTGGCATTAGGCTGTCATCCTAACAAGACTGGAAATCTATCTTTCCCAACAGAAAAACAAGTTCCAAAAGATTTTCTTATTCCATTCATTCGAGGATACATAGATGGAAATGGAAGTTTTGGAAAACTAACACGAGGTAACCATGATTATCCACGATTTAGTTTTTGTGGAACTTATGACTTTGTGAATAGCACAGTTGACACAATGGGATGGAAACGAAATAAAATCCGTGTAAGAGATAATGGACTTGCCATAATAGAGTGGCAAGGAAAATATGCTAAAGAGTATGCCCATCAACTTTATGATGGCGCGACAATATATTTGGATAGAAAATATGAGATTGTTAATAATTTGCCGTTTTAGGAAGTAATTTCTAAAATTATTATCGGAGAAAAAATCTGGAACCCTAAGTCTAAGAGATAAGGGAATCAGAGGTGAAGGTAGACTCTAAAAAGTCTACCAGCCGCAACGCATAGCAGGTGAACCCACAAACGTGGAATATAATCCTGCCACGAGGCTCCGACCCCTACTAAGTAGGGTGAAAAGATATGCTGGACTTGCGGGAAACCGTAAGAGCTATAGGATAAAAAGCCTATAGGATAACAAACGATGAAAATTAGGGAAGACCAGGTTCTTTTTCTCTTGGCATCTAAAATCAAGGATATTGCTGGCAAGTATAAAGTCTTTATCTCTAGCTCTAGCCAGCTAAATGGAAGTTTTAAGACAGAACGAATTTTAGACCAAAATGTTCTGGCTGGAGCTAAGGCTATGGCTAACCGTGTAGACTTCGGCTCTATTATGGTTGATGTTGTCCAAGAGGATTTGGATGCTTTAGAAACTTTGCTTGGCGGAATGGATGTTGAAGAGCCTAATATTAAAATGTCTGTTTATAAGAATCGTCGAGGTAAAACCAATCGCGTGATTTTATGGATGAAAGCAGATAAAGGCACTTGCCGTTATGAGACTTTGATCGACAAAAAGAGTGGTCGAGCACTCGTAACAGATTTTGACTATAATCTTGTAGATGTAATGGGAGGGGAATAAATGTCATATAGCAAAGAAGATCTGAAAGAGAATATCGACTATGATGACGTTTTTCTTCTCCTAGATACTCTTGGAGCAGAGCCAGTAGATAAAGGTGACTATATTGTAGCCAAAACTATCTGTCATTGTGGTAATACGTCTAAACTCTACTATTATTCAAACAGTGATTATTTTCAATGCTATACTCAATGCGGCGCATTTGACGTTATTGAGTTAATCCAAAAGATTAAAGGTCTAGATTTCAATGCAGCAATTTACTTTCTCGTTAATTTCTTCAATCTTCAATGGAAGATAAACGACAAAGACGATACGGAATACAATCAAGAAGATTGGAAAATTTTTGATCGCCAAGAAGAGCTGCGAGCTAAAGCTAGAGAACTTGAAAAATTCCAATTTGTAGAATTACCAGAGTATGACAAGAATATTTTGACCTATTATCCGCAGCCTATTATCGGTGATTGGAGAGACATTGGTATCACAAAAGAAGTCTGTGATATTATGAATATACGTTATGATCCAGTAGAATTAAGTGTACTTATTCCTCATTATGATGATAATAGTAGGTTGGTAGGTATTCGCCGCAGAACATTAGTAGAGGAAGAAGAGATCTGGGGCAAGTATCGTCCTTGGCGCAATGGACATACCCAATACAATCATCCTCTTTCTTTTAATCTTTATGGACTGGACATCGCTAAATATAATATTCAAAGGTGCGGCACAGTAGTAGTGTATGAAGCAGAAAAGAGTGTTCTAAATTATATCTCACAATTTGGTGTAGAAAATGATATTGCAGTAGCAGTTTGCGGCAGTACGTTTTCTAAATATCAATTTGAGCTACTTCGATACTATGGGGCGAAAGAAATTATTATAGCCTTTGATAAAGACTACCATAGTCTAAATGATACTGAAAACTACGAAGCCTTTGAAAAAAAGATGAAGAAACTTGGAGATAAGTTTAATGCACAATGTAATTTAAGCTTTATAGTAGATGGAGAAAAGAACTTATTAGGGTATAAAGATTCTCCAATAGACAGAGGAAAAGAAATATTCTTAGATTTATTTAAAGATAGAAAGTATTTAAAATGACAAAATCATATTTTGAATCTTTCAAGCGTTTAGAAAAAGCTTATGAAAATTTTGTCTCAGCATATTGTCAATGTCTTAAAGATAAAATTGAATTATCCCAAAAAACAGAACATTCTCTAACTGAATATGATAAAATGATTTGTAAGCGTTTAACTGAGCAGATTGAAAGTAATAAATATATCAAGCCCCTGACAGCAGAACAGCTTTTGTCAAAAGAATTAACGTATTGGTTGTGATAAAAATAAGATATAAACTATATAAAGAAGTAAACCCACTTCTATCAGCTAAGCAACAGGTTTTATATAATCGCGGTATTCCAGTAGAAGAGCAAAGTCATTGGTTGAATGCGAGCTGGGAAGATATTAATGATTGGCGGCTATTAGATAATATGGAATTAGCTGTAGAAAAAATCATTAAGCAGGGTGTAGGTAACGAAAAAGCAACAGTCATATTACAGGATTGTGACGTAGATGGCATTAACTCGACCAGCATTCTAATAAATTATCTTGGAATGGTGTCTCCTTCATTCGTCAAAAAATGCGTTACTGCTGCCTATCATGAAGGTAAGCAGCACGGTTTGTCTGATATTATGGATGAAATCCCAGAAGAAACAGAGTTGATTATTATCCCTGACGCTGGAACCAATGATACAGTATATTGTAAAGAACTTGCTGAAAAAGGCATAGATATTGTGATTTTAGACCATCACGAATCGGATATTGAAAATCCCTATGCAACTATTGTCAATCCGCAAATGTGTGATTATCCTAATAAGAGTTTGGTTGGTGCTGGTGTAACTTGGCAATTCTGCCGAGCTGCGGATGAATTATGCGGATATAATTATGCCAATGATTTGCTAGATCTATGCGCTCTTGGACAAATCGGCGATATGTCCGATTATCGTATTCCAGAAGTAAGGGCAATTGTTAATTTAGGTCTTAACAACATTAAGAATAAGTTCTTTCAATATATTGTAGATAAACGTGAGTATTCTCTCAATAAAAAGAATGGTGTTAATTATTTTTCTGTAGCATTTTACGTGGTAAGCCTTATCAATGCAGTTTGCCGCAGTGGTACAGTAGAAGAGAAAAAACTTGTACTTAATGCTTTTTTAGATGGAATGTGTGAAAGCGTAGTTCCATCTTCTAAGAGAGGACACAAGGGTGAACCAGTTCTTCTTTATGAAGAAGCTTATCTTGTTGCGGAACGAGCTAAACGCCGTCAAACAGAAGAACAAGATTCTGCAATGGACTATTTTAGGAAACAAATTGCGGATAAGGATTTAACTCAAAACGCTATGCTTTTTCTTATTGATGAGGATAAAGTCGTTCGTCCTGAGATTAAAGGCTTGATTGCCAATAAGATTCAGGCTGAGTACCAACATCCAACAGCAGTAGTTTCAAAGAACGAGAATGGAGAATTAACAGGCAGTATCCGCAATTATGGTCTATCTGTTAATCAAGACTTAAAGGGTACTCTTGAATCTACTGGATTAGATATTCATGTAGCTGGACATTCAAATGCGGCTGGTCTGATTATTTCTCCTGGGGTATTAGGTGACCTTAATTCCGCAATGAATAAAATTTATAAGGATATTGATCAGACTCCAACTTATTGGGTTGACTATATTTGGAATGTGCGAGATCCTTTCTATAATCAAGTATTCGCCCTTGGTGGATTAGATATCTATGGACAAAACATTCAAGAAAGCTTAGTGTGTCTTGAGAATATTCCACTAAGTTCCAACAATGTAACTTTAATGGGTTTGGCTAAAGGACATCCTACCTTAAAAATTAATGTCAATGGCGTGGATATTATTAAATTTCATTCTTCTGAAGAAGAATATGAAGAGTTTGTTTCTCTTGGAACTACGATTACTTTAATTGCTAAGCCAGCATTAAATGAATGGAATGGTAACGTAAGTCCGCAACTTCTTGTGGAAGATTTTGAACTATCTGAAAAGGTAATAGAAGATGATTTTGAAGAATGGGTGTTTTAATGGTATATCCAGGCAGTAAATCTAGACTTGCCCCAATTTTTATTCCTATGCTAAATAAATTGATTGAAAGTAAAAATATTACCTCCTATATTGAACCTTTCGTGGGGGGGGCAATATCTTTGATGGTATAGTCTGTCAAGAAAAGATTGGGTATGATAAATCTAGAACTCTAATTGCTTTGTTTAATCAGGGATTAGAAAACATTAATGCAATTCCAGAAGAAGGAAGTAGAGAATGGTGGGATGCGGCAAAGGCTCAATATCGAGGCGAAGTGCCGCAAAGTATGCCAGATTGGAAAATCGGTGCTATTCAATATTTTGCTTCTTTTGGAACGCGTGGTTTTCCTGGCGGCTTTGCTAACAATAGAAACGGAAAAGATTATTACAATGAAAGGTTCCGCAATTTCAAAAGTCAAATTAAACGGCTGAAGCAGACTGGTGGGAAATTTGTTTGCGGAGAGTATGTAGATATTGATATCCCCTCTGGTTCTTTGGTTTATTGTGACCCACCTTATATGGGAACTAAGCCATATGGTTATAGTTTTGAAAATGATTTTGACCACTCTGATTATTGGAATTGGGTGCGAGAAACAAGTAAGAACTCTTATGTACTTTGCTCTGAGCAACAATGTCCAGATGACTTCGAAATTGTTTGGAGTGGAGAATTAATTCGGAATGTTTCTTCCAAAAATAATGTTCTTGGCAAAGAGATTCTTTGTATATATAAAGAGGGATTGCTTAAAAAGGAAGATCTAAAAATTTCTTAACTCTTTTTGCTTTATGATAGATATAGTTATAAAAACTTCTCTCGCTTATAGGACTTGTTAAGATTTTTCTTGACAAGTCCTCTTTTTATATGGTATAATATAAAAGTAAAGAAGGAGGTCATATGGCTAGATTTGAATGCCATTCTCATACTTGTTATAGTTCAATCCGACTATTGGATGCAATTTCAAAACCGCGAGATCTAGTTGAATATGCTCAAAAAATTGGGCTTACTGGTATTGCTATTACTGACCACGAGGCACTTTGTTGTCACCCAGAAATCGACAAAATTCAACAAGAATTAATTGATTCTGGCAGCAACTTTAAGATTGCTAAAGGGAATGAAATTTATCTTACAGATACTAGAGAACCTAAACAAAAATATTGGCATTTCATCTTGATCGCAAAAGACGCTATCGGGCATAAGGCAATGCGAGAATTATCTAGTAATGCTTGGCTTAATTCATTTTTTGATAGAGGTCTGGAGCGCGTTCCTACTTTAAAATCTGAATTAAAGTCTGCGATTGAGAAATATGGTAAAGGGCATATTATAGCATCGTCTGCTTGTTTAGGAAGCGAAATAGATGGCTGCATCTTAGGAATGCGGGACGCAGAATATAACGGAGATATTCAAGAGAAGAAACGGTGGTGGAATCAGCTCCAAAAGTTCGTTAATTTTTGTCTTGAGTGTTTTGGAAAAGACTTCTACTTAGAAGTTCAGCCTGCACAATCGGAAGATCAAATTTACGTTAATCAAAAAATGAAATCTCTTTCTGAATATTTCGGGATAAAGATGATCGTAACTACAGACTCTCATTATCTTAGGGAAGAAGATAGACCAGTTCATGCAGCATTTATTAATTCAAAGGGTGGCGAAAGAGAGCCTGATATTTTCTATAAGTATTGTTTTCTTCAAAATACTGAACAGATTATTGAAAATTTAAAAGGAACAAATCTTGACTACTATGAATTAGAACGAAACACTAACGAAATCTATGACAAGATTCAAAATTTCACTCTTCATAAGAAGCAACATGTTCCAGAAGAGAAGGTTCCAGATTATCCAAAAGAAAATGCCGATAGCCATAGATATGATCCTAATAGGTATCCTACACTAGATTACTTAACTCATTCTGATAATATCCAAGAGAGATATTGGGTTAATTATTGTAGTGATAAGTTGGTTGAAAAAGGTCTAGAGAATGAGACTTATCTTTCTCGATTAGAAGAAGAGGCAGACACTAAAAAGGTCATTGGCGAAAAACTTGAAACTTGTATGTTCGCCTATCCTATTTTCCTCCAACATTGGATTGATTTGTTTTGGGAATGCGGAAGTCCTATTGGAGCAGGACGTGGAAGTGCGGGGTCTGGACTAAATCATTACCTTCTAGGAATTACTCAGACTGATCCTATCAAAACTAATGCTCCCTGGTTTAGATATTTAAATAAAGAACGCGTGGAGCTAGGTGATATTGACGTTGACCTAGCCCCATCAAAAAGAGACAAAATTTTTGAGAAGATTCGAGAAGAACGCGGTCAGTTGGGTGTTGCTCAAGTTGCCACTTTCGGAACAGCAACGACTAAAAGTGCTCTTCTTATTGCAGCACGAGGATACCATACTGAAGAATTTCCTACTGGAATTGATAATGACTCGGCACAGTATTTAACTTCCATGATTCCGTCAGAGCGTGGGTTTTTGTGGCCTTTCCACGACATTGTTTATGGGAACGAAGAAAAAGGCAGAAAACCCAATACTACTTTTTTGAATGAAATCAAAAAGTATCCAGGTCTTCTTGAGATTGCTATGAAGCTAGAAGGAGTGGTTGTTTCTCGTTCAGTTCACGCCTCAGGAGTCAACTTTTATGGCGAAGATCCTTTTGAGACTGCTTGTTTTATGAAATCAAGTAAGGGCACGATAACGACTCAATATTCTCTTGCAAATTGTGAATATTGTTCTGATGTAAAGTTCGACTTCCTTGTAACTCAGCAAATGGATATTATGGCACAATGTATCACGATGCTTCAGGAACATGGATATTTTGATAAGAATCTTACTTTACGTCAAGCATATGATAAATATGTTCATCCTGATAAAATTCCATTGGAAGATAATAAATTGTGGGATGCAATTGACAGCACAGATATCCTAGCCTTGTTCCAACTTAATACCTCTGTTGGTGGTAATATTGTGCGGCAATTAGTTCCTCGTACCGTAGAAGAGCTAGTTGCTTGCAATGCATTAATGCGTTTATCTGGGGAGAAAGGCGCAGAGCGCCCCGCAGATAGATACGAACGACTAAAGAAAAATCCTGAGCAATGGCAACAGGAGTTGGATGATTGGGGTTTTTCTCCAGAAGAACAAAAAGTTTTGAAAAAATATATGGCTGCGGACTATGGTGCACCGTCTTCTCAAGAAGTTCTTATGCTAATTCTTATGGACGAAGATACCTGTCATTTTACTTTGGCAGAAAGTAATAAGGCCAGAAAAATTATCGCAAAGAAGAAACTAGCCGAAATTCCAAAGCTAAAAGAAAAGATCCTAAAACAAGCAAAAAATCCCAAAATGGGTGAATACATCTGGGAAAACGTGATTATGCCACAGGCTAGTTACTCGTTCTCAAGAATCCACGGCTACAGCTATTCACTTGTTGCTTGTCAAGCCGCATATCTAGCAACCTATTATCCGCGAGTCTATTGGAATACAGCTTATCTCCGCACTATTGCAGGATTAGGAGAAGATGAAACCACGAACTATGCCAAAGTAGCGCGAGGTATCGGTGACATTAAAAGCCACGGAACTTCAGTGTCTCTTCTTGATATCAATCGTTCTGGCTATGCCTTTGAACCAGTAGAAGAAGAGAATGAGATTCTGTATGGACTTAAAGCACTAAATGGCTTAGGGGATGAAGTAGTAGAATCTATTATCATCAACCGTCCTTATGTTTCTCTTCAGGACTTCCTAGATAAGACAAACTGTAATAAGACTGCTACAATTTCGCTAATCAAAGCAGGTGCTTTTGACCAATTTGGAAAACGCAAGGATATAATGTGGGAATACTTGAGTATCATCAGCAAGCCTAAAAAACGTATTACTCTACAAAACTTCGCGGCATTGATTGAGCATAAGCTTATTCCCCCTGAGTTGGATTTTCAAAAGCGAACATTCCAATTCAACAAATTACTCAAAGCAAATTGTAAAGATGGAGACGTGTTTGTTCTACGTAGCGGTAAATATTACAGTGCATATGAAAAGCATTTCGATATAGACGTGCTAGAACCGCACGGGAATAAAGTTGCGGTTTCCCAAAAGAATTGGAAAAAGCAGTATGATAAGATTATGAAGCCTGCTAAGGATTATTTAAAGGAACATCAAGACGAACTCTTGAAAGTCTTAAACGATTCTCTAGTCCAGGAGATATGGGCAAAAGACGCAACAGGTGGTTATGCGCACTGGGAAATGGAAAGTCTTGGCATGTATTACCATGACCATGAACTTGCGCGAATGGATGATTTAAAATATGGTATTGTTGAGTTCAATAATCTAGATGAAGATCCTGAAGTTGACTACTACTTTAAACGTAATGGATCGCAAATTCCTATTTATAAAACACGTAGAATCGCAGGAACAGTTATTGCTAAAGATGATTTACATAGTTCAATTAGTATCCTTACTAAGGGCAGCGGCGTTGTGAACGTAAAAATGACACGTGATATGTTTGCTATGTATAATCGTCGTATTAGCGAGATTATGCCAGACGGGACAAAGAAGGTACGGGAGCAGGGATGGTTCCAACGCGGAACTTTAGTTCTGCTAAATGGCTTTCGCCGTCAGAACACTTTTGTCCTTAAAGCGTATAAGAAAGATCGCAAAGCTGGTAGGCATCAAATGAACAAGATTATAGATATATCTGATACAGGTGATATCACATTCACCCATCTACGCTATGGGATGGAGCAAGAAGAGTAAAAGGGGAGGCTTTACGCCTCCCATTTTTATTGACAAAATTAATGTTCTTATGCTATAATATAACTATCAAAAGAAAGGAATAAAAATAATAAACTATATATTGCTATATTATCAATAGTAAGGAGTATTGAGAAATTGCTTACACAGCTTAAAAAGCCAATTATTTTAGCGATTTGCGGCAAGTCGGCTACTGGAAAGACTCGTTTATCTCGTTGGCTCGTTAGTGATTTAACTGCTCATGGGGTCAAATGCCAAGAGATTGTGAGTGATACAACTCGTTCGCCTCGTCCTGGGGAAGTCGATGGTAAAGATTATCATTTTGTCAGTGAAGAAGAATTTGCTAATAGAAAACATTTAGAAGAATCTATCTTTCGCAACTGGCATTATGGAACCCCAGAAGATGCGATTGAAGATGGTATTAATATCGGAGTTTTTAACACAGATGGAATGAAGTCACTTTTGTCCTATCGCCGCAAATATGTTATTATCCCAGTTCTTCTAGAGGATAAATTAATAGTAAGGCTTCATCGTTCCTATGACCGAGAAGGTAAATGGCATTGGGAATATATTCGTCGTGCAGTGGCGGATCGAAAAGATTTCAAGCGATTTAAAAAACGATATCTTCCATTATTCAAAGAGACTATTCTTCTGGAAAATATAGATGGAGTTGTTACTAAAAGTAACGCTATTTATCAAGTTATAAAAATTTTTTTCGTAACACCAGGTCAAGCGCGAATTAAGCATTTAAAATAATTTTTAAGTATAGTTACCGAAAAATATAGAGTGAAGAAGAAAGAGGGAATGCCTATGCTTTATGGTGTTTTAATTGAAAAACGCAATGGTGAGAAAGTTCCATATCAAGAAGAAAAAATTGCCGTTGCTATTGCTGGTGCATTTCAAGATTTTGATAAAGACTTTGATGATCCAGACGTACTTTATTTAATTGAATCTGAAATCGCGGATAAAGCTAAACAGAAGATTGTGTCTGTAGAAGATATTCAAGATATTGTTGAAGATGTTCTTTTAGATATGGGATACCGTCAAGAAGCAAAAGCCTACATTCGATATAGGCATGAGCGTTTCCTTGCTCGCCAAAAGAACAGTGATGAAGAAGTTCTTTCTATGATTGCCAGTGATGATAACTCCTATTGGAAAACAGAAAACTCTAACAAAAATGCTGAACTTGTTACCGTTCAACGAGATTATTTGGCAGGTATTATTTCTACTGATATTGCTAAGAATTATATTTTTCCAAAAGAAGTTGTTGAAGCGCACGAGAACGGATTAGTTCATCAGCACGATATGGACTATATGGCTCAAGCAACTCTTTCGAATTGCGAATTGATTAATCTTAATGATATGCTTCAGAACGGGACCGTAATTAACAAGGTCAAAATCGAGAAGCCGCATCGTCTTTTAACCGCGATGACGATCACTACTCAGATTATGGCTAGTGTTGCAGCAAACACTTATGGCGGTGAGAGCATTAATCTTGCTCACTTGGCTCCATTTGTTCGAGATAGTCATAATATTTATCTAAAAAAATATCGTGAACTAGGATTAAAGGAAGAGTTAGTCGAGGCACTAGCTAAGATTGATTTAAAAAAAGAGATCGAAGACGCAGTTCAAACTTTCAATTATCAAATCTCAACATTGTTTACTCTAAACGGTCAAGCACCTTTTTGCTCTTTGTTTATGTATTTAAAGGATGCTGGCGAATATAAGAAAGAATTTATTCTTCTTGCTGAAGAATTTTTACGACAACGAATTGAAGGTATGCCAAATGAGGATGGTATTAAAGTTACTCAGGCATTTCCTAAAATTCTTTTTGTTCTTGAAGACGATAATTATAAGCCAGGAACAAAATATTGGGATTTAACTAAGTTAGCAATCCGTTGTTCTGCAAATCGTCTTACTCCTGATTATATTTCAGAAAAAAAGATGATGGAATATAAAAACGGAGATTGTTACGCTTGCATGGGTGAGTGAAAACTATAGCTCATGTAAAATCTTTTGAAAACGGCTAGGACTTTCTAAGTTGAGGCCGTGGGAATAAAATCCTGTATCGACTATCCGTGATGAATGTAGCGGAGTAGGGGCATAACCCCGAAGCGAAAGACTATCCAATGGGATAGAAGATATAGTCAGTGCCGCAGGTAACTGCGGATAAACACGTGTAGAAGTTTTTTGACTCCTGATATTTCGGGTAATGGATTTAATAATATTGCCAATGCAAAAGACTACCATCCTGAAAAACATAAATATTGGGGACGTTGTAATTGCGGTGTTGTTAGTGTAAATCTTCCAGATGTTGCTTTTGCATCTGGTGGAGATATTGATAAATTTTATCAAATTTTAGATGAACGACTTGAGATTGCTCACATCGGTCTTCAAACTCGAATTAAGCGTTTGTCTAACACAAAAGCAAAAGTCGCACCAATTTTATGGCAATATGGTGCAATGGCTCGTCTTGATCCAGAAGAGACGCTTTATGAATTAGTTCATAATAATTATATGACAGCTTCACTTGGCTATGTGGGTGGATATGAAGCCACAAAAATTATGACTGATGTTTCTCAGACAGAGCCAGAAGGTGAAGAGTTCTTATTAAATCTTCTGAAGTATTTAAACGACAAATGCGCTCAATGGCGAGCGGAAGAAAATGTTGGCTATTCGGTTTATGGGTCCCCCGCAGAAAGCCTCTGCTACAAATTTGCAACAAAAACTCGTGAACATTATCCAGTAGAGTTTGAAAGATTATTCGGCAATAAAAAATACTTTGAAAATTCTTACCATATTCCGAGTTTCCAACCAATTGATCCATTTTCTAAGATTATTATTGAAGGCAAATTTCAAGAGTTTTCTCCAGGTGGTTGTCTAAGTTATATTGAAAGTGTTGATTTAAGTAAGAATATTCAAGCACTTTATCCAATTATTGATTGTATTTATAATAATTGCATGTATTGCGAAATCAACATCAAAACTTCTTATTGCCGTCAATGCGGCCTACGTCAGACAATTGACGTTCATAAGAACGAAAAGGGTAATACTTGGTGGGAATGTAACAATTGCGGTAATACCGATACTGATAAGATGGATGTTGCGGCTCGTACTTGCGGATACGTCGGAACCAATTTTTGGAATTCTGGAAAAACTCAAGAGATAGCCTCACGGTTTTGCTCTCTTGACGATCATACGATGGAAGAGAAGATATGGCTTATGGAATAATTTATTTAGTTACAAATAAGATCAATAATTTGAAGTACGTAGGACAAACTATCAGACCTCTTGAAAGAAGATGGGAAGAACATGTCCAGAAAGCTTTAGCCTCAACGGAGAAAAGTAAAAAGCAAAAGTATTATTTCCAGGCTGCCATTGAAGAATATGGACCAGAAAATTTTTCAATAGAAAAAATAGACGAAGCAGATTCTAAAGAAGAACTCGATTCAAAAGAAGAATATTGGATAGAGTTTTATGATACTTATCATGGAGAAGGCTACAATCTCACACCTGGAGGAGAAGGTGGATACACCCGTACTGTGTGCAAGCTCTCTAAAAGTGGAGAGCTAATTCAAGAATATAAATCTGTCGCGATAGCAGCAAGAGAGAATGGACTAAAAACAATTAGTTCTATAATTGGTTGCTGTAAAGGTGAGTACATTATGGCTGGTGACTTCCAATGGTGCTATAAAGAAGACTTATTAAGACGAATAGGCGTAAAAGCAAAAGAGAAAAAGCAAACCAATGAAGAAGTGCTTCAATATGACTTGGAAGGCAACTTCATAAAAGAGTGGAGAAGTATTTTAGAAGCAGAGACAACCTTAGACATTGCTCATAGTAAAATTTGCGCTGCATGTCGAGAAAAATGTAAAACGGCTGGTGGCTTTATTTGGAGATATAAAGATCCAAATAGAAGCAAAATAACCAATGAACATATCCCCAAGCGAAGAGTGCGGCAATATACCAAAGATGAAAAACTGGTAAAAATTTGGGATACTATAAACGAAGCCGCCCTAAGTATCGGTCAAAAGAAAGGTGGACATATTTCAGATGTATGCAAAGGAAAAAGACCTTACTGCGGAGGATATATCTGGCGGTATGATTTATAATCAAATTCGTCCTTTGGATGTTACTAATGCCCCAGGACTAAGCGTTTCTATCTTTTTGTCTGGTTGTCCTCTTAGATGCGAGGGGTGTCATAATCAAGAATTATGGAATTTGAAGAATGGCAAAAAATTTACATCTGAAACCGAGCAGCTAATTCTTAGATTATTAGATAGAGAGTACATACGTTCTCTGGTTTGTCTCGGCGGAGAACCGCTGCTTGACCGCAACCTCTCCGATCTAGCAGAACTTACAGGTTCAATCCCTGCAGATAAAGATGTTTGGCTTTACACTGGATATACTTTAGAGGAACTCAAAGAGCGTTGCGCCGCAGAAGGCAACAAACACTCAAACCTGTTTATGATTCTAAACAATGTAAATTATATTGTAGATGGTAGGTTTGAACAGGATAAGCGAGATATTACTCTTGCTTTTCGTGGCAGTTCTAATCAAAGAATTTGGCACAGAGTAAAACAAGATTTCTTCGATTTTCCGCAATTCGAAGATGTGACTGCTAGTTTCGATGCTGGTAAATATTAAAATTTTGGGGAGAGTTTTACTTCTCCCCAATTTCTTATTGACAAGCTTATGATTCTATGTTATAATAAATTCATAAAAGATAAGAAATAAAAGGAGATTAAACATATGGCTGAATTTGAAATGTCAATGTATGACATTCACAAGCAACTTTATTCAGATAAAGTAGAACCACTTACTAAAAAGCAACTAACACAAAAGATGGCAAGTATTGGTTCTTGGTTTTCTACAAATCCCAAGTGTAATCATTATACTTTAATGTGCCGTGAAATTTATGATTTTACTGTTCTTCAGTTTCACGATATGAACTATAATCGAGGTATGGAACTTGTCCAAGAGATTCTTGAAAATCGAGGACAAATTATCGATATTGGCTATGCACACGAACAGAATGCTTATGAATGCTGGGTAAAGACGCATGAAGGTGATGTTCAAATGTATATGCTGTTTGAGTCTGATTGGATTGTGGTGGACGTTGAGTAAAACATTAAATTTTAAGGTTCAGAGCCGATTCGATGATTATGACCAACTTACAGAAGCTCAGATGGCAATTTGCGACGAAGAACAAATTTCTTATTACGTCCAAAATCTTGATCAATGTCCAGAAGATGCTATTGTTGATAGGGATTTGTTTTCAGCTGAAGACTATATTGCCGCTATCCAACTTGGGATGGATATGGCGAAAAAAGGATATACAGGTGTCTCGATTGAATGGGAGGAAGAGTTAATTTGAAGCAATTAGTTATTGCGGCCTTTCCGCAAGCCGCTATGAAATTCTGTGTCATTGACGGTAAGAAGATTGAATATGAACAGACTTGTTGGCAACCCGATGCAAATCTAACTCTTGGACTTTTCTTAAATAAGTATCATAATCTAGAGAAGATTACGATCCTAGGTCCTAAAGATTTTACAGAGAAGATTCGCACTGATTTTGTTAATGATAAATTTAAAAAGCTTCCACCTATTGAATTGAGGGATAAGTAATGATTAAGTGGCTACTCAAGAATACTACTGAATATCGAGTAGAAACAATGGATGATGTTGAAATTCTTCATAAAGAACTTCAAAAGGCTTGCGAATATGAAGACTATAATCTAACTGCTTTCTCTTGGACTGAAAAAACTTCTAAGGTTGGTGGGGATGATGTTGAGGTATACTTTGTGGTAAAAGCAACTTATGTATTTAACACTGCAAAAGATCCAGAGTTTCCTTATAATGATGTTTCTTTTGGTAAGGCAACTTTAACAGATGTTGAACTTAATTAATAAAATCAAAGATATTCTCTTTTTGAGAACTTCTGAAGATGATTGGTTAGCTGAGTTAGCGGATTATGCTTTGGAGAATGGTGGAAAACCAAATCAAAGCTTTTTAGAAGTCTTTTGGGACAAGGAGGATAACGATATATTGGACAGTAAAAAAATTAAAATTAAGTACCTACCTGGCGCAACCCGAATGAAAAAAGTGGAAAAAGGCGATCTTATAGATTGTTATGCTTATGAGACGGTTGAACTTAAAAAGGGCGAATCTGCGCTAATTAATCTTGGCTTTGCATGTGAACTCCCACAAGGCTACGAAGCACATCTTTATCCTCGCTCTTCCACATTTAAGAACTTCAAAGTTCTTATGACGAATTCTGTCGGATTGATCGATTCAAGCTTTTGCGGGGAAAATGATATCTGGAAAATGGCAGTCTATGCTATAGAAGATACGGTTATCAAAGCAGGTGAACGTCCTTGTCAGTTCCGCATTATGGAGTGCCAGCCTGATATTGAATTTGAAGAAGTTGACTCACTTAACAACGAAGAACGTGGTGGATTTGGCTCAAGTGGCCGATAAAACAGAGCAAAGGGCTGTAATCTAGCAGCCCTATTTTTTTTATATTATTAAGGTATATTTAGAGAAAGGAATTATATGGAATTGCTCAGTCCTTCTAAACCAATTACCGAATTGGTTGATTTGGTAATCGAGCCTTATATCCACCTAAACCCTTCTTTTGGAATCGTTCTTTCAACTGACGCTACGTTAAACGAAAAATATTACGCAAACTCAATTGTAGAATTGGCTAAAAAATATAATATTGATGTTGAAATCGCGGAGAGTAAGCATATTCCAGAAGCAGGATTAGCCATTACAAAGTTTAAGCGCAATCCAAAAGTACAGGGTATTATTAATCTATCTAACTTTGGAGAAGCAACCCAAAATCTGAACGATACTATCCCACCACGACTAGACGTGAATGCTTATTCTAGTCTTGCAAAAGGTAAATTAGTAACATCAGACGGTCAAATTGGTTTTAGGCGCGGTCCATGCGGTGCTGCCGCAGGCGTAAAGATTCTTCAGTATGAGGGTATTGACTTTGAAAAAAAACGAATTGCAGTTATCGGGCGTGATATCCAAGTAGGCCGTCCGCTAGCAGAAATGCTTTGTCAACAAGGCGCCTCTATTACAATTTTTAATAAGAACTTAGAGAATATTGATTTATCTCGTTTTGATGTTGTTTACAATACGGTAAAGCAGAGAAACTTTATTACCTCTTCCTTCTGGAAGAACGGTTTTGAACATTTAGAATATCTGATTGATATTGGCGCTAATGCTAGCGATAATGGCACAACACAAGGTAGTATTAAATTAGATGATTTTAAAGACGTTGATTGTAAAATTGCTACATTGGTAGGATGTATCGATCAACTTACAATTATGATTCTTTTCACCAAAATATACATTAACGCGGCTATTATGAGCGGCGAGTTGCTATAGATTTTAAGATTTACAAGGAGATACAATGACACGATATTTACTGGCGCTCGACCAAGCCGCGAAAATTTCGGGCTGGTCTATTTTTGATTTAGATAAAAAAGAATATATCAAATCTGGACATTTTGAGATTCCAGGGGATAATAAATTAGAAATGCGGGAAAGGCTTTGCCAGTTTACTAAAGAAATTGATTCAATTCATTCAGTTTATTCTTTTGATGAAATTGTTTATGAAGATATTCAGCTACAACGTGGTAATGTAAAAACTTTCAAAACTTTAGCTTATTTTCAAGCCGCAATTATGATTTATTGCGGCCCAAGCGATTGCGCTCACCACATTAAAGCAACTTGCTATTCGCCTTCTCATTGGCGTTCGATTTTAAAAGACGAGTATAAAATTGAGTGGGGGCGCAAACGCACAGAACAAAAGGCCGCAGCTCAAGAGTTTACGAAACGACAAACTGAACTTGCTCTCACAGAAGACGAAAGCGACTCATACTGCATAGGTTTGGCTTATCTTTTGGAACGAGACAAACCGACTAGCGCCTTTTAACGCGGACGAGATAAAACCACGATTACGACTTCGGTGACGGCAATTTTACGCGCGTTGGGATTTTTGAAGAAAACATGATAAAAAATTTTTCTATATAAAACAAGAAAAGGGACACTCCTGAAAAGGAATGTCCCTTATTTTTTATTTAACCAAGTAGCTTAGCGAAAGTATTCTTGCCAGCAACACCATCTGGAGAAAGCCCATGAGACTTTTGGAAAGCAATTACAGCATTTTCGGTAGAACCACCATAAATGCCATCAAATCCACCAGTATTATAGCAAAGACAAATCAAAGCACCCTGCAAAACTTTTGTGATATTACCACGAGCACCTCGCCTTACATTGACACAAGCTGCTCGGGTCTTAGGCCCCCAGTATCCATCAACAACAAGACCAGCACCAAACTGACGATTGAGTTCAGTTTGAAGAGCCATTACAAGACCCCTCTTGGTGTTCCTACCATTAATGCCGTCTACTGCTTGAGAGTAATTATAATTATCATTACACCACCTCTGAACAGCTGCTACCGAAGAACGGCTAGAAGAAGTAGAAGAACTAGGAGTAGATGGCTGAGAAGGAGCAGAAACCTCTACTGAAGTAGAGCCAGTTGTTCCCCTATCAGTGCCGCAAAGGGCATCTGCAATAGCTGCTGCGACTGCTTGATATCCAAGAGACTGATAAGCATTGGTATCAGCATGGGCATCTACAAAGCAAACTTCGATAAGAATTGCGGTCATATTTGTATGACGAAGAACATAAAGTCCTCTAGTAGCCTTGGGACCACGGTTGGGTAGTCCTAGCTTAGAAGCTAGCTTTGCAGAAACATTTGCTGCATAATTACGACCAGTGTTAGAACCATTGTAATACCAAACTTCTGTGCCGCGTTGACCTTCAGTTACAGAAGCAGCATTGAAGTGGATAGCAATAAAAAGATCTGCTCCAGAGTTATTAGCAAGGCGGCATTCCTCTGCTAGTTCAGAACCTTGAGTGGTTTTTTCATTAGAGCAAGCTACAGTAGATACACCACGATTGTTAAGTTCAGTGATAAGGGCTGCGGCTACCTTACGATCTTCTACATATTCATCAATGAAATGTGATGCACCAGGAGCAGCCTTAGAATGTCCACCAGCGATAGCAATCTTCATTATTCATCACTCTCTTCTACAAAGTCTTCAGCTTCAGCAGGAAGATCGCCACATTCAGCTACCTCTCCCTCTACTACTGGGATAATGTCATCATAATTTTCTTCCATATGATACATTCCTTTCTATAAAAGAAAGGGCTGTAGTCAAACAGCCCGTTGTTTATTCTTTAGTGGCTTCTTCAGTTGTCTTTGTTTCTTCTCCTAAGAGTTTCTTAAATTGCTCATACACGCCTGTGGATGCAAGAGCAGAAACCAAAGCTGCAACAATTAAATCAACTGTGACAGGTTGACCAGCAGTAAGAGCAGAAGCAACTCCAGCCGCAATACCTACAATAGCTAAGATAAGGGGGATAAAACGATTTACACTATCATTGGGAATTAGATTCTTGACGATATAGCCTACACAAAGGCAAAGAACAAGAATGGTAGGCATAATCAGAGTGGAAATAGAGTTAAGATCAAACATATTTTACACCTTCTTTATTTATATTCTTTAAAATCTTCTAAGAGTTCATCAGCTTGAGCCTGAGAAAGTTTAGTATAGCTTTCAACAATTTCCTCTAGCTCTTCGCCGCGATTAATACGAATTTTAACAGCCTTTTTAATAATCTTAAAAGCAAGAGGGGAAACACCTTTTACTGGACGCGCCATATTATTCATCCTTCCCACTTATGTCAGAGATTAGAACAGTTAAATCTTCAATATCTTGTGCGTTTTTGGTGATAGGATCAAGAATTTTCTTTTTGATAATACCGCCAGCAGCAATAATAACTACAGTAGCGACTGCGCCGCATAGAAATTCCATAACTATTCTCCTTCTTTTGGAGTGTAATTTTCAAATTCTTTTCGAGCAATATTTGTTTGCTCGGTAGATAGCTTAGGGTAAGAAGCAAGAATCTCTTCTAAAGATTCCCCTCGGTTAAGACGAATCTGAATAGCATTCTTAATAACCTTAAAACCAAGTGCAGATACAGCCATTATTCAGCACCACCAATCATTTCAGACATTAGAACTGTTAAATCTTCAATAGAAACTGTATTAGAATCAAGTTGATCGGGACCGTTAGTAAGAAACTTTTCACGCTTTTCTGCGGCCTCTTGTTGTTCAGCTTGAGCCTTTAGCTCTTCTTCGGTATAAAGAACATAACGATTAATATCTTCATACTCGTCATAAGCATCTTTATGCTCAACTTTTTCTTCATCTACAACAGTCTCAAGATCAATGCCGCGAAGTTCTTTTCCCTCGCCCTGGTCAATATATCCAAAAATACCATTTTGATCGTCGATTACATCTACATGGGGGTCGGTATTGCCAGAAACATCTAAGCGATCACCATCTTCAAAGTAAAAGGTTTTTACTTCATAATGATTTTTTTCCTCTTGTTCTTGAACTTCTTCGTGATGCTGGACAAAGATTTTATCTGATTTAAGATAACCTTTGGAAATATCTACATCAGATTCCTGAATCTCTTCGCCTTGCTCATTATAAATTTTCATTAAATCTCCTTTTATATCTTTATTTTATTTTAAAAACCAGCGGCATAACAAAGAACGTCACAGTCCATTCCAGTAGTAACTCGTAGCTCTTTATTTAAAACAAATGTACCTGGGTAAGTTAAATCCTGAATATCACACATTACTCTTGGAGGATACCCATTACCTGGACTAAAAACTTGCCATAGTCTTATTGGATATGCGGAAAAAGACACTGGATACTTAGGATACGTATAAGTATCAGAATTGTAGCTATTGCCCCAGCTAGTCTGTAGATTAGCTTTTTCTACATGATATTTTCCCCAGCATTCTTTGAAGCCATTAGACCAAACTCTGTAATGCCAGATGCCAGCATCTTTTTCTTCAGTTACATAGTTTGCAGCATCACTTCCTGGTAAGGAGTAAGTGCCCCCCCGTTGAAATTCTCTTTATAACACCTGTTGTGCTTGAGCCTACTTCTGATGTAGCCATAAGCTAAATCTCCTTTTATACTATATTGTATAAACGCTAATAAGAGCTTACTTTTTACAATTTCCATTTGCGTTTATTCTATTCATACTTGCTATAAAAAGCATATTTAAAACCAATATCTAAAAGGATACAGATAATTAAATGTGCTGCCCCCTTTTTTTAGATAATGATTCATATATACTTCTTAATTATTCAATGTTAAAATTGAACCGCTGACGCTTCCTTTTCCGCTAGCGACTGTTGCGGTTTCTCCTTCTACAGTAAGATTGTTTCCTGTATATAGAGTTTGATTTGCGGCTAAGTAAGTATTATCTGGAATTCTAATCCAAATACTTTTAATAGTCGCATTATCGGGTATTCTTATGTATATATTGGGCATTAATGTTATGCGACCAATAGATGGAGAAGACCAATCAGTTATTGTTGAATTGTCAGATAGATAAGATCTTGCTCTAATATAAAGTTTTTTAGAAAGATCTTCTCTCATTGTTTTTACATAAGCTAGAAGTGTCGCATCCATAGTATCTTGTGTAAGATTTATAGTTTTTGAAGTGGTCGTATTTAATCCACCAGAAACTCCGTTTTTTCCACCTCGCCAAGTTAGCCCATTGTCGATACTATATTGCCATTGCTTATTTGTTCCAGGATTATTTATCTTGTCAGTAACAATCTTAAAATTCAATGAATAACTTGCGATATTCTTTGACATAATAAATAATTCTGATACAGTTGGAGCTGGTGCAGTTGTATAAATTGGACCAGCATAAACATAATCAGAATATCCTGCTTGGTTATGATGACAAAGACGATAATAATATTTGTGGTTAGCACTTTGATCAGTTACAACAAGACTTGTCTGCGTTCCAGAAGAGGTTGTGTTAATGTTCTTAGACCAGTCACCATCATCAATCTGACGATCAATATAGGTACTATCTACTGGTTTGTTGCTTGCCGAATCTGGATTATTCGTCCAAGTAATGGTAACTTGCGTATCACTGTTCTTTACAACTTTTGCATTTTTCGGAGCGTTAGGTTTCTGAATAAGATTCGGTACAGTGTAACCGCAAGATACGTCTGAACGATATTCATGAGAAGCTTGATAATAAGCATATGCGGAAAATGAAACAGATTGATTGGAAGAATACCAGCCATCGTCGATCCATCCACTATCCATATAATAGCCAGTTCCGTATAACGAGAAAGTGCTTCCTGACCAAGAGCAATGTGCAACAGAACCGCCAAAATTACCTTGTGTCACTTCAACAAAATATTTATGTCTAATATAATAACGAGTAGCTTCTTTGGACGAGATATTAATCTGACAGACAACACGAAACTTTGAACTGGCTGTGCCAGTTAAGTTGCCATAATTATAACCTTCGGCCATCTCTTCCCTTTCTTTCTCATTTTTAGTCTATATAACAATAAAATCGGGCAAACCAACATTATATCGGTTTGCCCTTTGTTCGTTATTTATAACTTTCAATCAACACTTTAACCTCAGCGCTACACTTGATAATTTTTTGATGTTGCCACTCGTAGATTTCTTCCATACCCTTTGGTACTTCGCCGCTACTTGCTCGATACTCAGATATGATGCGGACCACTTGATCATGCAAACGATTCATATGCCCAAGTTCCTCTTTCGCCATTCCTATATACATTTCAGAAAGAGACTTGTCTTTATCTTTTAGTCTCAAAGCATTCTCTGCATATTTTCTAGCCCCATCAATCTCTTCATAGATTTCTTCTACGAGGTCCTTTATCACTAACATTTTAAGCTACCTTAGTAACAATTACATTCGCGATACGAACCGAAGTAGCGTCTGCAACTTTGAAATTAATTGTTGCAACTGGAGCGTTCTTTGGTACTGTAACGATAGCGGTAAATGCTTGAGAGGTAAGGTTTCCAATAGTAGTAGCAGTATCAATAGCGTGAGCGCCAGGAAGTGCATTTCCGTTTCTGTATGCTTGCGTTTCAAGAGGCCCTGCCGCAGTTGCTACAAAAGTAAAATTAGCAGAAACCTCATAAACTCCACAGCGGTTAATGGTAATGTTAGAGCCATCACAGCTGATGCAGTTTGTAGAAACAGTTGATACAGGTAGTGGAATATTTTGTCCTTCAGCGAGAGGTTGTGCTGTAGTTGTATCGAGGACAAATCTCCCCAATGTTTTAGTTGCCATAATAGTTCTCTTTTCACTAGATGTGGGCGGCTAAATTGCCGCCCCTGAAGATAGTCAGTAATTAAAAATTGGTGCCGCATCCAGAGCAGCAGGCTGCTTGGTTAAAATAAGGATTAAAACCAGCAGAGAAAGTAGTAGCATTTGGGTAACGAACTACGCCGCAAAGAGCAGACTGAAGCTGAAGTTGGTTGATCTGATTCTGCATTTCAGACATACTTATAGTAAAGTAATATTATCTCAGCTAAGATAGAATAAATCTGATTAAATTTTTATCCAGAGTAAGCAAGTTTCAGAAGTAGGTTCTTTATTAGATATAGTTATCACATCACTGGCTGCTTTATTACTTAAAGCAGATTGGATTACTTTATTTTGAACAGGATTGACAGACGTTGAAGACAAAGTGGAATCAACAGTAACCTTGGTTGCTCCTTTTTGTATTCCATCTAATTTAAGTTTGTCTGCTGGAGTCATTAATCCTGATTTAGTCCCAGTAGAAGAAACATCGTTATAAGTGGTATCACTATCTTCAACTTCCATAACACTGCCATCAGTACCACTTAGCGTTATAACTCCATTATATTTAGTAAGTACATATGTGGTGTTAGTATTTTTATTTCCACTCATAATTTGAAGAAGAGAAGCAGAACTCATACCTAACCACATAGTTCCAGTATCAGTGGCTACATAAATTGCGCCATCAATAACTTTATTGCTCGCGGTTAGGGCTTTAATGTTAGGTTCTTTATCACGGATAAATTTTACTCTTGCCAAAATGCCCTATCCTTTCCGTATTAAAGAACCGCCCACAAGTTCTAAGAAAGAGTTGTGGGCGGTTGTAAATCTTATTTTATTGTAAACTATAAAGTTCCCCAAGTGAGGGCTTCAACGATTTTATCGTCAGTATATTTCTTTGCAGCACCAAGAGCAGTATTCGCAGCACCAGCAGCATCGAACGCGCTAGTTTCAGCAAATGCAGCAGAGCCAAGACCCTTAACAGCTACATCAGTTCCCTTAACAGCAATTGTACCATTAGTTGCACCAGTTGTAATGTCAGCAGTTTGAAGAGCAGTGTCAGCCTTAGCGCCTTGTTCAGCTGTAGCATAATTTGTAGCTAAGCCATCAGCATAAGTCTTTGCGCTATCAAGTGCAGCGTCAGCTTTCTTAGTAGCATCAGCAGCAGCAGTCTTCTCAGCAGCAGCCTGGGCTGCACTTGCCTTTGTCGTAGCGTCTGTAGCAGCAGCAGCGATGGCAGCATTCTTAGCTGCATCAGCTTTAGTTGTAGCATCTTCAGCTGCGGCTGTAATAGCACTAGTCTTTGCGGCAGATGCTTGACCTTCTGCATAGGTCTTAGCGGAAGTTAAGGCAGCATTAGCCTTCTCTTCAGCATAGGTCTTGGTGGCATAATTAGTAAGGTCAACAGCAGTATCACCAATTTGCTCCCACTTGCCATTGATAACCATATGCTCAGTGTAACCATTACCGTCAGCGTTGCCAGCTGCACCTGCAGCTTTTGGAACCATATAAATGGTATTCGTATCTGCCTCAGTGGCAGCAGGAAGACTATTAACGATAGCGCGCTTCAGGTGAGGAGCAGCGGCAATCGCTTCAGAAATCTTAGTATCAGTTTGAGCAGAAGTGTAAGCATCGGTAATACCATAACCAGCTAGAGTTGTAGCTTTAGTAGCTTTGTCGTCAATCGCAGCTTGAAGTTCTTTCTTGGCAGCATTTAGCTTGCCTTCTGCATCTGCGATAGCAGCAGCTTGAGCCGCATTAGCTTTGGTAGTAGCATCAGTAGCCGCAGCATCAATAGCAGCTTGTTGAGCATCGGCAGCAGCCTTTTTGATTGAACCTTCGCCTTCACCTTGAATAGTTTCTAGCTTACCCTCAGCTGTTGTAATCTTGCCTTTGGCAGTGGTGATCTCGCCTTCCGCAGTGGTAACTCGACCTTCCAAAGTAGAGAGGTCAGCTGCGACTGTCGTAGGCTTAACTACTGGAATATATTTAGTACCATCCCAGTAGGAAACATTGTCACCTTTGTCACCTACAATATAAAGAGTGTTGATTTCACCTGTTTGTGGGAGCACATCTACTTTTTTGTAAATTCCACCAGAATAAGGCTTATCGCCTTTGTAAATACGTTGCTCCTCAGTTACAAAATAGAGGGTATCAGTATCCTTGGTGGTAAGACCTGAATAACCCGCGAGGGTAGCAGCAACAAATTTAACTTGGCCCATTAACATTCTCCTTTAAATAGTTGTCCATTCTGTATTATTAGCGACACACATATAAGTACGAGCAGCCGCATTCCATTTATAAATTGCCCTGTCAGCAGCATATAATATATTCTCTTTACCTTCTTTTGGAAAATCTTCAACAGAGGTGCCAAAAAAGATAGGCTGAAGATTAGATGGTGTAAGTTGCTTCCATCCATCTTTATAATGCCACATCACACCAGTCTCTTCTACATAATAATAGCCTTCAACTGGTGCAAGCTTATTTACCCTATCTTCTTCAGTAGAGAACTCTTGAATGCAATTATAGCCAATTCGCAAACCGTTATAATCAAGATAAAGATGATGGGTATCGCTAACAAAAACTAAATTTCCATCAGTGACAGGTAACTTATTTAATTTTGCGGCCACAGTTGTATAAACTCGAACTACAGCCATTTTATCTCCTAAAATTCAGTAATCGTTAGAGCACTGTCTGTATATTTTTTAGAAGTATCAATTGCTTCTTTCTTAGCTGCGGCAATTGCTTCTGCACTAGAAGTACCACCAGAACCAACACTCGTGTCAATATATTGTTTAATGGTAGTGCCTTCAGCAATATCGCCAACTTTTTCAGAAAGAATAGTTTTTACTTGAGCCGCATCGACTTTGGTATTCAAATTCTCTTGAATAGGAGAAATTTGACCATCTGTATAAGCCTTAGCTTGGTTAAGTGTAGTAGTGTCCTGAGTATCTGTATATGCTTTAGCGTCCTCAAGAGCCTTAGCGGCAGCACCAGCTTTTTCATAATTGACAGCAAGACCATCAGCGTATTCTTTCGCACTGGTTAAAGTAGCTGTGTCTTTTTCTTCAGCAGCAGCAATAGCAGCAGCCTGAGCGGCATCGGCCTTCTTCTGAGCTTCTTCGATAGCGGCAGCTTGTGCGGCATCAGCCTTGGTCTTCGCATCGGCAGCAGCAGCGTCGATAGCAGCTTGCTTAGCAGTTGTTACCTCGTCTTTAGTTGCATATCCAGAAAGATCTACCTTGCTATCTCCAATTTTTTCAAACTTCTTGGTTTCACCAGTAACAACAAGAATATATTCATCATAATGATCATCAACTGGAACCATATAAATAGTATTGGCATCAGCTTCATCAACACCTGGTAGAGCATCGACAATAGCACGCTTTAAGTGATCTGCTTTTGCAATAGCGGAACTGATTGCTGCATCAGCTTCTTCTTTTGTGTAAGCGTCAGCGATGCCATATCCCGCTAGAGTGGTTGCCTTATCTGCTTTACCCGCAACAGCAGTATCAGTATAGGCTTTTGCATCTTCAAATGCTTTCTTTACAGAACCTTCACCTTCACCAGATAAGGTATCTAGTTTAGCTTGAATCGCTTCAATGGTTGCTTTGAGATTTTCAACCTGCTCAAAAATAACTTTAAAGCCAGAACCAGTATAAATATAACCTTTGTTATCGGTTGTGTTAATATAAATAACGCCTTGCTCTTGGTCGGCTTCAGGAAGAGTCTCTACGACTTTAACATATTCTTTTACCTTTGTTGGGTCGATTTTACCATCAAGTCCAACAGGAGAAAGATTAAAGCCAGTACCTTCAGCTTTTGGTTGAAGCATATACGCTTTATATTCACCATCAACCAATGCCGTGATAACTTGACCGCCATAAGCAATTGCGGAATCTGCATAGGTTTGTGCGGCTGCTAGCGTCTCGTGAACGCTTGACGCGTCAAGTGGAAGAGCATTGCCACGCGAGTACGCTTTTACAGCAACCAATAGTTTTGTGCTATCAATAGCCATAAGTTATA